ATGTACTTCGTCACGTACCCAAACGCTTGGATCATTGAGCTTCTAGTTCTGATAGTTGCCACAGGAGCGCTCATCTATCTCTCTTACATCTTGATGAAAAACGCCATTCGGGACGGCATAAACGAGTCGAAATTACGCAACAGCACAACCACCCAGCCAATGGCACCAATCGGATACAAGTGGGCTCTTGTCAAAATTGAAGGCGAACACCAAGAGCGCTAGGCAGAACTTTTTTCTACCACGAAATAGAACACGTCTTGCCAACGGCTGAGATAGCAGTTCACGATTTCTGTCCCCTCAGGCTGGCGGCCAAGGACCATGGCCACAGCCTCTTGCATCGTTGAGAAGTCGCCCAGTTGCTTGGACTGCGGCAAGGTCACATCACCGAACTTCGTCCACCGGTTCGAGTGCTTCTCCCCCAGCTCAAACGCTTTCATGATGTATTTGCTGATGTAGTTCGCTATGCGAGCTGCACTGCGCTGACTTGTTTGCTTGCGGCGAGACACATCGACATTGCCCCCGTGTTCATTCGTCACCGAACGCCATATGGCGCGCAACACGTTGAAGCTTTTCATGCGTATGCCATCGGCACCAGGCAACACCGTAGCAATGCGCCGACAGGCCATGTGCACGTGCCAGGCCCCGCGTTCTTGCTGCTCAAAAGCCGCAATGGCAACGAAATCAGGAATCACCCGCTTGACCCGACGGACGAACTCTTTCAGATGTTTTTTGCAGAGGGCCAAATCCTGCTGATTTGAGCGATAAACGAGGGTCATAAGGGTGTCGGCACCAGCGACCTTGCAAAGCTGCCTGACGGCCTTTTTTGCCCGCTTGGCGGAGCGTTCTTTGTTGAGGGCTTCACGCTCTTCTATGGCCTTGGGATCGTTGCGGTTCTTCTCTATGCATTCCGCAGCCATCTGGATAGCGAAGGGGGTCATATCCGAGCGCTCGACCCATTCCCATCCTTGGGTGATAACCGTCTCTTGGTGACCATTGCCAAGGTCAGTCGTTTTGACCTTGAACTGATTGTCCAAGCGCTTGCGCTCGTACGCCGTACCATCGATAATTCTCAACGTCATATGCACTCCTAATGCATTGGCATCCAAGGGCTTGAACTGTTGACGCGGTTCAGGCCCTTTTTCTTTGGTTTCTACCCGTATGTTCTAAAGTGTCAGAGAGATAAATCTAGGGCGGCTTCGCCGCCCCGCGTGCTCCGCATCCGCGGGACGGCTGAACCCCCCCTTAGCTCCATCCCCTGACCACTTCGAACGGCACGAGATAGAACCAACCTCGACATGGGGTTTGTCACCCCATACCCCGACCCCACCACTACGACACAAGGTCTCCGCTCCTGGGGCCCCTGTTTGTCTCCAGATAAACGCGCTCAGCGCTTGAGGCTTGACACCACTGTTGCATTGCGCGCGGCCATGCGCTCCTCAAACCCCACCAGCTCAGGCGCTGGGTCATAGACCGGCTGCGGGCGATAGCTGGGCTGCTGTTGCTGCGGCTTCTGGATTGCTGGCTGCGCAGCCCCTTGCTTGTTCCGGCCATCATCCCAATCCATGAAGTAGCCGTATTTCACGATCTGCTGACAGGTCTCGCCTGAGGTGCGCATGAGCGTGCCTTGCTGCGTGTAGCAAAGGCAGCGCTTGGCGTCTTGAACGCATGCAGCCGGGTAAGGCGCAGTTACTGGCTTAGTCACCTCGTCATACATAGGCGCGGTATGCGGCAAATCAGCTATGCGAGGTTTGCGCGTCTCCAGGTATTCAGTAATGGTCATGTGCTTGCTGGCTGGTGCGCCACCGGCAGCGGTTGCTTGCATGGCCTCTCCAGGCTTTGCTGCTGGGTCTGTGGCGACCTTGCCCATGTTCAAGAAGTGTTGCCACACAAAGTAGATCAGCACCGGAATGACGACGATGCACGCCAGGAAGATCCACAGTTGCTTAGGCAGCTTGCGCTTGCCGGTATGCAACGACGCCGACTTGTACCAGTCGTAGACCTCCTTTGGATAAGCACGCATGCTGACCTGGCCGCTCTTGCCCGCATTGGGCTTTTCGCAACTCATCTCCGCATGGTTGAAGCGCAATTCCGAGACCATATCCGCGCCAAAGCTGCGCTTGAAATGCCGGTGCCAACTAGGCGATTCAATCAAGCGCCGAACGTTCACATGAATCAGCGACGGATGCGGCGTAATCATCCAGAAGTCAAAGCCGCGCTTGCGACGGAACTGCGCTACAGCGTTGATGTAGTCAGGCAACTCGCCCTGTATCTTTGCCGGGAATTCGTTCTGGCATTCATCGAACACGCACACCGAGCCGTCAGGCAGGTCTTGCCACTTCTTCGGATCAAACTCTTTCCAGCCCCAGTCCAGCAGGATTTGATTGGCCGTGAAGCCGTGGAAGTAGACGGGCCGGTTTTCTTTCAGCTGCTGATCACGCACATCTTTCAGCGTAAACAGCGTCTTGCCCGCGCCATTGCCGCCAGTGGTCAAATAGATCATTTACCGACCCACTTTTTCATGGTGTCGCCGGTCAAACCGTTAAGCACTTGGCGAGCTAGTAGGGCAGACGTCACGATGCTGATAGCCACACCGACTTTCATGGTCGACAGCATGCCGATGACTTCGGAGGGCAGGCCGCCCAGCGCAGACACAGCTTGCGTTTTCATCCAATCGAGCGTGACGGACAGACCCGAATAGGTGATGACGCTAATACCGAGCGCAATCAGCACGCGGCCCACCATTGTGCCCACCAGATTGATCAGCATGCCGCCGATCGCGGCAATGATTAAAGGCATGGCTTACCCCTTGAACAAGATGCGCATAGCCAGCAGCATCGCTATGGCTACCAAGATATTGCCGAGCATGCCCAGGTACGGGCACACCCTTGACATAGGAATCGTTACGGACGAATTAGCAACGGTAAGCGCCAAGTCTTGAATGCAGCTACCGCCACCGAGCGAATCAGTGGTGTCGATACGGCCCGACATGTTCAGCAGCTCGTTACCGGGCAGGCCTTCGGTCTGGTTGCCCGTCTTGCCTTTTTCATTGCCGTAGAGGTTCGACTCATCGCTGGGCGTCTCAAACAACTGGCAGTTGCGAATGTGCTGCTCACGCGCAACCGCGCATTGCAGGGCATCACCTTCACACTTGAAGCCCGCCGAGCAAGTACCGCCAAATGCGCCCTTGGAGCAGATATCGAGCTTGGGGTTTTGCTTGCAGAAGTCGCCTTCGTTTTCCTTGTCGCCGCTGCTGCCGGAATCACTTCCACCGGTGCCACCAGTACCACCAGTACCACCAGTACCACCAGTACCACCAGTACCACCAGTACCGCCAGTACCGCCGCCCGTGCCACCACCGGTACCGCCGCCAGTACCACCACCTGTGCTACCACCTGTGCCACCGCCAGTACCACCGCCAGTACCGCCGCCCGTACCACCACCAGTACCACCGCCGCCAGGATTGCTACCTTCACCTGGCTTGCCACCGCCAGGACCTTCCCCAGGCTTTGTAGGGCCAGGGCCTTGGCATGTGTTGCCAGTCGCGTAGAAGGTCACAAAGCAGCCAGCAGGCGTACCGTTTTGCCCATCGCTGCAGGAGCGTGCAATAGGCTTGCCCGTCGTGTATTCGCAGCCAGCTTCGCACATCGCCGTGGGTGTATTAACCGCATAGCCAACGGTATAAGGTGAGTCACGTTTGCACTTTTTTTCTTCGCATTTGCCATTGACCTTTTTCTTTCCATCAGGACAAAGATCAGGGTCAGGTATGCATATGCCTGCGTCTAATATTTGCCCCTCAGGACATTTATCAGGAACACACATGCCGCCTTCCTCATGAGTACCCTCAGCGCAGCCCTTTGGCTTGCACTCACCATTGACGTCCTTGAAGCCCTCAGGACAGGAAAGAGTGTCGTAACAGATACGCTTCAACACGTTGAAATTTGGGTATTGCTTTGGGCAAAGGTCAAAGGTAGCTTTTTCTACCGCACGACCACCAACAGTAGCGGTATCAGAGACCCAAGAATTGACGCCGATGACTTGCGGCCTATAGGTAGAAAGCCAAGCCTTACCCACACTTATAGACTTGCCCGAATCTTCCCAACCCGTCGACCAACTATCCATTGCGACGGTAGTTGCAAACGCAGAAGGAAGCAGGCAGAAGAAGACCACGATTAGGCGGTAAAGATGAGCCATGCTGCCCCCAGTACCGCAACGATGACGAACAAGCCCATATGAACCCCTTTGAAGAAACGCACCTTGCATGCGCTTTTGCAAAGGCCCCAGCCGGCCGGTCTGGGGACTGTGCAGGCCAGGCTTAGGACATTGCGCCGCGAACCCACTTGAACGCCTTGACAGCGGCGTACACCAGCAGCACAGCGCCGCCCAGCAACACCACAGCAGCGATCTGGCCCTTGACGTCAGACACGACGGCAGCGACGTCGATAGCTTCTGCCATGGCAGGCTGGGCGACGGTCAGTGCACCAGCGGTTGCGGCCAGAGCGGCCAGCTTTGCTTTTTGACCCAGACGGGCGATTGCGAACTTGTTCATATCTCACTCACTTTCATTAGTTGATCCGTCATTAGTTTTGAGCGTCTGGATGAATGCCCGAAAGGCAAACCCGACTGCCCACACCGCGAGGACGGCACCCGCGATTGCTGCCCCAGCTGCCGGGTCTAAGTCCAGCAGTGGAGTCGTAATTTCGTGCTGCACAGTGATCGTGCAGGCTTGGTCACAGACGATTACTTGCTGAGCCATGGTCAGACGAGGAGCTTTGTTTGCGACAACGCGGGCACCTGCACATCGAGCACAGTTCCGTACCACTGCGCGATTCCCCAGCAGGCCACAGCCAGCGCAAAAGCCATAGTGAAAAGGACAGAAAAACCCACGAACCAATCAACCAGCAAGCTTCTTTCCGCACGCCGCTCCACCACTCGGGTCCAGGCTGGAGGGGGGTAACGTAGAACCTTATCGCCATGCTCACAATGAAGGTCCACGCGAGCACGAGCAGCAAAGAACCGCTCGGAGACTTCAAGGCGGCACGGACCGATTTCAGAAGGCCAGACGAGGACATGTTTCATGGCCCAGCTCAGGACTTAGCAGCGGCAGCCGCAGCGGGGGACTGGCGAGTAGGCATCGGCGTCAGGCTGAGCAGCACCGGAGCTACCTCATTGTTTTGGTAGTCGATGCGCAGGCCAAAAGCAGGGCGGTAGATGCCGGGCTTGATGTTGCCCACATCGGCAGCGGGCAAGCGCAAGATGGCCACTTGCATTTGAACGCCTTCTTCATCCAGGAGCTGGCAACTTGCCTTCTGGATGCTGTAGGCGCGGCCAGTCTTGCTAGTGCCGTTTTGCACTGGCTGCAGGCCAAAGATTTGGATGAACGACGGCAGCTTGATTTCTTCGGACATTTACTTCTCCAAACGCTTGGGGTGAGCGTGAAATGAAAGACCCCAGTTACAAGCCTCACCCCTGCCCTGCTTCTGGCTGTAGGCCGGGCTGTTGATCACTGCACGCTGGCCGGGCTAGGTGTGAGAAAATTACCTAAATTGGTAAGTTACCAAATTAGGCAACTGAAATGTACAAGGAGTTACCAAAAATGGCAACAGATGAGCGATTAAATTTCCTAATCGAGAAAGCTGCAGGAGTCGTGGGAAGTCAGACCAGGCTTGCGGAAATACTTGAAATCCCCAAGAGCCACATCTCGCAGATGAAGGCAGGGACAAGAGCAGCAAACTGGAGGATGCGAGGGACGCTTCGTGTGATCGCAGGCCAGGACCCAACACGCGCATACATGGAAGCCATGGCGGATGAGCTAGAGCAATCCGAGAAGAATGACGAAAAGAGAGCCGCTGATGGCTTTAGGACCTACCTGGCAATGCCCGACGCCGACTTGCGAGCAATGGTAGGAATCCAGAACGAAGAAAAACCCCTGAATGCGAACACTCAGGGGTTTGATTCTTGGCGGAAACGGAGTCTGCCTAGATAGCTTATAAATCAATCACTTACATACATCAATAACCACCTGTAGGCCATCCCGTAGACCAAAAATGAAGACGCTAAGTTAGGCGAAATTAGCCTATTCTGGCCTTACACGCGGCGCCTGGGTATACTGTATGTATGCACAGTATTCTACACCCCAACACACCAATCCTGGTGTCAGCTGCCCCGCTCTCGATTCTGCGGGCCGAAGGGTCTGTGCGCGCGGGCTTCCCCTCGCCAGCTGAGGACTTTGCCGTCACCCGGCTGGACATAGGCGCCCTGCTCGTTAAGCACCCGCAGGCTACCTACCTGCTGCGCGTGGCAGGGCCGTCCATGCGCGAGTTCGGCATTGATGATGGCGACCTGGTCGCGGTCGACCGGGCGCTGCAGGCCCGCCACGGGTGCATAGTCGTGGCCGTCATCGAGGGGGAGTTCACGGTCAAGAAGCTGTTCAAGGCTGCAGGCATGGTCAAGCTCAAGGCCGGCAACCCCACCTACCCCGACATCACGCCCAAGGAAGGCCAGAGCCTGGAGATCTGGGGCGTGGTCACCAGCTGCATCAAGATCTTCGCGTGAGGCAGCCATGTATGCACTCATCGACGGCAACAACTTTTATGTGAGCTGTGAGCGGGTATTCCGGCCGAGCCTGCAGGGCCTGCCGGTGGTGGTGCTCAGCAACAACGACGGCTGTGCCATCGCCCGATCGGATGAGGCCAAAGCCTTGGGCGTCAAGATGGGCCAGCCCTTCTTCCAGCTACAGCACCTGGTCGAGCTCAAGGGTTTAGTGTGCCTGTCGGCCAACTTCGAGCTGTACGGCGACATGAGCGACCGCATGATGACGCTGGCCGCCGGCCTGGGGCCCCGGCAGGAAATCTACTCCATTGACGAATCCTTCATTGGCGACCTGGCCGGCGTGCGCGATCTGAACCGCCGTGCATGGGCCGTGCGCGCGCGCATCCTGCAATGGGTCGGTATACCCTGCTGCATAGGCCTGGCCCCCACCAAGACCCTGGCCAAGCTCTGCAACCATGTGGCCAAAGACTCAGAGCGCAAGCCCGGCAGCTACCCGGCCGAGCTGGCCCGGGTCTGCAATTGGCAGGAGATGCCCGCGGCCATGCGCGAGGATGTGCTGCGCCGGACCATGGCCGGCGATGTCTGGGGTATCGGCCGGCGGATCGCTTTGCAACTGGCAGAGCGCGGGATTGTTACCGCCCTCGATGTCTCCCGCATGCCGGGCCCCATGGTGCGCAGCAACTGGGGTGTCGTGCTCGAGCGCACCGTCCGCGAGCTGCAGGGCATCAGCTGCATTCCGATGGAACTGGCACCGCCGCCCAAGAAGCAGATTGCGTGCACGCGCAGCTTTGGCCACGGCATCAACGAGCTCGAGCCCCTGCTCGAAGCCGTCAGCGAGTTCGCCACGCGGGCGGCCGAGAAGCTGCGCAAGCAGGATCTGCGCGCCGGCGCCCTGCAGGTCTTCGCCCATACCTCACCCTTCCGGCCAGGGCCCAGGTTCTACGGGCAGACAACCACCCAACTCGTTCCCCCCACCTCCGACACAAAAGCCCTGGTGCGCGCCGCGCTGGGCGGCATGCACTCTATCTACCAGCCTGGGTTTCGCCTGGCCAAGGCCGGCGTGATGCTGATGGACCTTGCCGAAAGCCGCCATGAGCAGCACGACCTGCTCGCCGCCGCAGACGTTGGCCGGGATCAAAGCCGCCTCATGGAGGCCATGGATCGGGTGAACGGCCGCTTCGGCAAAGGCACGGTGCACGTTGCCAGCACAGGCTTTGCCTCGCAAGACGAAGCTGGATGGCGCATGCGCCAGGAGCGGCGCACGCCCCGCTACACCACCAACATCGACGAAATCCCCATTGCAAGGTGCTGATATGCAGAGCCAGCAGTTTGATTTTTGGACATGCCCGCCTGATAAGCTACCGCCTCAGGATCAACATGAGGCGCACATAAAGCTGCGGCAGGTCACGCCACCGCCCCCCATGACTCCCGCTGAACTCCGACGCCTCTACCGGAGCTTGGAGCCTGACGTCCCTTTCTGAACGCTGTGATGTGGTCATTGGAATTTGTCGAGATTGGCGAACTTGCGTGCGCGAGCTCGCGTGGCTTGGGCATCAATCGTCCGGCTGCGGCTTTCCTTTGGCCTCGGCATAGGAATTAAATTTCACTGGCGGCTTGTACGGCTCGTAGGAGTCCGTCGCCCAGTTTGGTATCAACGATTGCTGTCCAGCGTCTGCGATTCGAAAACCCTTGCGCCAGCCAGCTTCAAAGGCGTTGAACTCAGGCGAGTCATAGGGGTAGCGCTTCTCCATGGGCAGACCTGAACGGAAGGAATTCTGCCCCTCCTGTTCAATGCGAAGCAGATATGCGAGTCGTTCTTCTTCAGTCATCCTAGCCCCATCCTTTCGTTCCTCATCTCGAACTTCGGTCGCGAAACAATGCATTTAGCAGCAGCTGGATTGGATGGTGGTAATGAGCGGTGGGGGATGAAGCAGGAACGCAGGACGATCCGCTACACCGCCCGCACCGAAGACATTCCAGTTGCGAAGTGCTCAGATTGGAATCGGTTTAAACGGCTTTTGCCGCTTTGACAGCCGCTTTCAAAGACTCCTCGGAATTGCAGATAGCAATGAATTGCTGCCAAGTAATTTTCACCCCATTTTCTTTTTTGGTGCGCCCTTGACACCAGACTAGACCGGTCATGGTAGCGTAGCAGTCGCCAAGCTGGTCTTTGCCATCCGCGCTTCTAACCTCCAACTCGATACCATTTTTTTTTACTTGCATCTCCACTTCCAGAGATTTGATCCAAACTTCCATTGTTTTACCCCTTCTTGAAATCAATAAATAGCGCCATCTGGAGCACGCGCTAAGCGCACGAGTGTTTAAAATCGAATTGCTTCAATTTGAAACAATCATAACGCAGCTTCGTTAGCCGCAAGCTCACTCTTCATGAATGACAACTGCTGAACGCCAATGAAAAAATCCACCCGGAATTTACGGGTGGATTAGCTGTTGGGCTGCTGATGGTTTTATCCGCGCTCAGCAGGTGTGTCCAAGTCAGAATGCACCTTGTCTGCTAAACGGAAGCCCAGCAGGAGCCACATCTTCTCGATGGCGTTGGCGCGAGCATAGTCGCGGCCGATCTGGGCATCAAAGTTCTCGGAGCTCACGCAGGCCGACTCGCCCGTGACGCGGAAGCCGTTTTTGAGCACCAGCACGCAAAACGTGAGGTGCGCCAGGCAAGGCTGCACGTCGCCATGGTCACGCGGGTTGTGCGCATCAGGATGGCGCGCGCCCTGCTCCGCAGTGAAATAGTGCTCGTGCGTAATCTCAGCCTCGATGTCTTCCTTGGTCACGCGCGGCGCGGTCAGGCCCTTGGCTTGAATCTCGCGCTCCAGGGCGTCGGGGCCAGGATCGACCACCTGCAGCGCAATGGTGCTGGCGCCGGGCTGGGGCGACGTACCCAGCAGGTCTGCCGGGTAGCCCGCGCTGCGCAGCAGATAGTTGCTTTCCTTGTGGCAAGGGCACGCCGCTACGCCGTGGATCAGGCACTTGTGCAGATCGGCGCGGCTTTTCACAATCCCGTCAACCGGCGCAGCCTGCAACTCTGCTGCGTTGCTGCCAATGGGAAAAGGGTCAACAAGAGCGATGATTTTGCTCATAGCGTCGTCAATGCTGATGCCATCAGGAGGCAGGTAGCTCTGAACGACAGATAGCACCTGGCGCAATGCGCGTTCAGCCACCTGTTCGTCTGGCGATGGCATGGGTGGGCCGTCCTTCGCCAGCAAGGAATCCAGCATCGTCTTGACGTGCTTGCCCTCCAGGGCTGGGTCATAAAGCGGCAAATCGCCCATGCGCCCGACCATTGCCAGCTCAAGCTCTTGCCGGTGTGTTCGCGGGCTCGGCGACGACACCGAAGCGACAGCCATGGTCGTCTCGTTCGTCACGGCCGTGGCCTGCTCCTTGAGCTTGCTCAGGATCTGCCCAGCCAGGTCGGTCACTGGAATCAAAAGGATCCCCACGCCCAGCAGAATGAACAGCCCCAGATCAATGACTCGGGCATGCTGGCTAATCACGCGCCAGCCGAAGAAGATCAGAAAGGCGATCATTGCCACAGGGACAGCGAGTTGCCAATGTTTTTTCAGGAAAGTCATCGTTTCTCCAAAAACTCCGGCTGCCGGCCGGTGCGGGCCGGGTGGCTTAGAAATGGTCGATGCGATCAGCCAGGATCGCGGCCAGCTCGTGCATCACGTCCAGTTGGCGGCGCAGGCGCGCTTGTTCTTCAGGGTCCACGGTGGTGAACAGAGGATTGCTTTTGATGAACTCGCCCAGCTTGGCAATGCGGGTATCCAGATCCTGCTTTTCATCGAGCACGCGCTGTTGATGCGCGGGCACGGTGCTGGCCTGCGGCTCGGGCATGTCCAGGGCCACGCGGACAAAGCAATCCTTGGCCTCCAGCAGCTTGCGCATTCCGGCGCTCTTTTCTGGGCCATCGGGCAGCAGCTGCTCAAGGTTGTCGGCCAAGACGGCCACGGGCGCAGCCACGGCCTGCAGCTTTGGCGGCAGGTGGGCGTGGGCGAAGTAGCGTGCGGTAGTAGTGGGCATGGTCAATCCTCCAAGCGGCTGTAGCCGCTCTCAAATGCGTTGGCGGGTGAAAACGATTGGTGGCCGTCCGTGTGAACCACGTAGTAGCCACCAGCCTCGGGGCGGTTCTTCATGGCCCAGGGCTCATTGACCCAGAAGGGTGCATAGCGCGCGTCGGCTGGCGTGATAAGGGCTTCGCCGCGCGGCACGCCCTCCAAGGGCTCGCGGCTGTAGGTGACGGCTTTGATCTTGAGCGCCCGCACTGTGCTGCGGGACGTGTAGAGGGGCAGTGGGCGTTGTGCGGCCATGCCCTATTCCTTCACTGGGGTGAAGCTGGGCCAGGCGTCGTGGGCGGTGACGACATCACTTGCGTGGCCTGCAGCCTTTGCTGCCAAGTCGCCATACGCTGCGCGGCAGTCTTCAAATACGACTCCGAGGGCAGTGGCGTACTCAAGGACGGCGGCGGGGGGAGCAGCGGCAAGTCGGCGGGCGGCATCGGCGTTTTGGTCGCGCAGGCCGTCATTGACACGGCGCAGACCATCAAGCTCCAGGCGCTGCAGCGCCTCACGTTTGAGGGATGCATTCAGGGCTCCTTGGAATTTGGCGGCCGCATTGGCGCTGGCCTTGGCTACACGCGCATCAGCCGCACGCTGCGCCAGTGAGAGATCAAGCTGCTTGCTGGCAGCATCCAGGCGCGCTTCCATCAGCTCCGTCTCAAGCTGCTTCATCTTGAGACACGCAATCAGCGCCGCAACGATCAGTGCTACGACCGCCCAACGCTGGATGAAGGCCATGATGTTCATGCTGGCCTCACCGTCTCGGCGCAACGGTCCAGCGGGACGTTGCCGATGCGGTTGTCGATCCAACCCACCATGAAGCTGGCATTGGAGGCGCTCTTGGCAAGAGCTGAATAGTGGGCGGCCTGGTAGCCATCGAGCAGCTTGATCGTCAGCTCGCAGGCCTTGACGCGGCCCCGGCGCTTTTCCAGCGCGGCATAGGCGGCCAGCGTGCGGGCACCAATGTCGCCATCCACGGCCACCATGGTGAAGTCACGGCCGCCACGACTCAGGTCGTTGAGGGACTGCTGCAGCCAGCGCGCGGCGCGGCCTGGCCCGGCGTTCACCCCGATATCGGTCAGCTTGGTGCCCACCGCCGGCGACAGCGCCAGCACCTGGTCAAACTTCGGCCCCTTGATGTACGAATCGGCGTAGATGTCGATGGCCTTCTCCACCGGCATGCTCGCCATAGGGCCGGTGTAGCCGTGGTCGCGCGCCACTGCTATGGTGATGCCGTGGTTCGTCTCGCCGCCTGCGTCGTTGGGGTCATTGACGTGGCCGCCTTCAGTGCCCAGCACGCCCACCACCACTGCGGTGATAAGCGCTGTCAGGCTTCCCCAGACTTTGGCCCGGCTGCTCACAGGTCACCCCGCACAGTTTCTTCGGCCAGCTTGCCCAGGGCGCGGCGCGCAAGGTCACGCCGGTAGTCGCGGCGCCACTTCCAGATTAGATAGACGGCCTGCAGGGCAATAAGCAGGATCGAGGCCACCATCACCCATTCGCTCAGCGGCAGGCCCCAGACCTTGGAAACGCCAGTCGCCGCCGCCCCAGGTGTGACGTGGAAGGCCGCATTGGCAACGTCCTGGCGCTGCTCCGCACTGAGGTGACGGTTAACCCCTATGGCGGCAAGGAAGACGGCGAGAGCTTTTTTCATGGCCCGATGTTCTCGGGCCAGCCCTCTGCCGTCGAACCCTATACCGGGGCGCCCCCTGCTTCCCGCGCCATTTCCCGCATCTGCTGACGCAGGGCCTTTGGCGCGGTGTCGGCGATCCGCTGCTGCTTATCCTTGCCCATTTCACGGACCTTCTTCCAGATCTGGGGCATCTGCACCACGATAGGCATGTCAGGGTTCTTTCGATTCCAGCTGGCCAGACGCTCGCGCACGCTCTCCAGCGCTGCCTCGTCCTTGCGGAAAAGCGCGTCCGCCCACTGCGCCTTGATGTCGGCGCTCTGCTGGGTGTAGAAGGCGCGGCTTTTCTGCATCGCGCCATTGGCCTCCTGCACATCGGCCACCGCACGGGGCTGGAAACCGATGAACTTGGACAGCGCCTCACCCAGGTTCGTGTCGATGACCTTGTAGCCCCGGCCGTCCTTGTACATGCCGCTGGTGGCCATATCGACACCCTTGACCGCATTACGCACAGCGCCGGGAGACGCCTCCAGAGCTGCGCTACCGACGGAACCGCCCAGGGCCATGCCAGCGGCATTGAAGATGCGTTTCGCAAAATCACCAGCTGGCCCCACAAGCTCCAGCAGATCTCGGCTCTTGTCAGTCTGTGGACCGACCAAGCCGGTACCAGGAATCAGGTTACCCATACCCAGGCGGCCGGCCACGTCGATGGGCATGCCTGGCAGGCCCGAGATACCGCTGTTGATGAACTCGGCGCCAGCCTGGCCGATCACCTGCTGCAGAAACTGCTTGCGCGCTTGCTTGCTGTCCCAGTTGTAGCCCATCTTGTTCATGAGGCCGTTGACCAGATCCTCGACGTCCTCGACGAACGGCAGGCCACCGGCGCCGCCCATCAGCGCCAGCATGGCCACCATCAGCACCAGTGCCTTGCGGGACTCCGCGCGCTGCTGCGAGCCGGGCGTACCGGCGTTCCACATACGGCCCATCAGCTCCAGGTAGCTCACCGAGTAGGACTTGAAAGTCATCAGCGTTCCGCCGATGGCGCCTCGGCCCCAGCGCATTTTATTTGACTTACTATATTGAAATTGTGTTTCTTTTACGGCTTTGGCCGCAAAAGCGTCGGGGTCGGCCATCTTCTCGGCCACGGCGATCCGGTAGGCCGCAATGAAGGTAGAGCGGCGGTTGAGCTGCTCGGCCCAGGCGAACGGCTGCCCCCAGGCCACCACCGTGCGGCGCCAGGCGTTGCTGGCAGTTGCCCGAGCGTTACCCAGCGCGGTGCCGTCGCCAGCGCGCAGGCTGGCCTCGCCCCGGGCCTGCGCCATCAGCTGGTGGATTTCCTGCGGGCTGACCGTGCCCTCGTCCTCTGCCCGCTTCAAGGCTTTCGCCAAGTCCGGCTCGTAGGTCTTGCCCACCGTGGCCATGTCCTTGAATGCCCGGGTGAGCTGCGCGCCAGCCTGCTTGACCCCACCGTACTGGCTGAGCCATGGGAAGGTGATTTGCACCGGCTGCAGCATGTTGACCACGGCCGAGGCCACGGAGCCCCCCAGGTACTGGGCAAACAGGAAGCCGCGCACGGCCTGGCCTTCCTCCTGGGGGTCCTGGATATAGGAGCGCAAGCCCATGGCCACGTCCCGCAGCTGGCCCTGCTGCTTGGGGATCTCCTGGATCGCCTTCTCCATGATGCCCGCGTTCAATGCGCCAGCACCCTGGCGTGCATTGCTGTAGACGAAGGACGCCAGCACGCGGCCCACGTCCTGGCTGTAACCGGCGATGCCCTTGCGGTGGATCAGGCGTTTGAGGGCCGAATGGTTGTTTTTGGTGCGGCGGATGTATTCCTGGAATGCCGCGTCCTTGGCTTCGTTGCCTTCCGTGTCCAGGCCCAGCATGGTGCCGAAGGCCTCCAGGCTTTCAGGGGTCACACCAGCAAACAGCTTGTATTCCTCCTTGGACAAAGTGCCGCGCCCAATCTGAACGCCGGGCTCACCCTTATAGACCTCGGCCATGTTGGCCTGCATGGCGTCTGCCTCCCGGGCAGTCTCGAAGAGCCCGAAATACAGCCGCTCGCCCTTTGCGTCCAGCACATCCACGGTGTGGCTGCCAAAGCGGGACAGAGGCGCATACCCCTTGGCGATCAGATCGCGTGCCTTAGTCGCACCGGCCACCACCGAGTTGTGCAGCGCCATGAGGCGTTCGCTGCTATCTGGGTTGGCTTTGGCTTCATCCTGCAAGGTGCGGGTCACCAGGGTGAGCGCGTCATCCAGCGTTGGAGCCTCCATCACCGCTTCGCGCATGTCGCGGTATTCCTCGCCGATCATGCGCATCATGTCGGCCCGCGCCGTCGTGTCGATGCTGGCGTCGATGGTGGAGCGCGCCTCCTTGAACAGGCTCAGCTGGCCGTCGCTCAGCTTGAACATGCTGCGCAGCTCGGCGTCCGTCCAGCGAATGCCGGGTTTGAGCACCTTGTTCTTGAATGCGTCGGTCACCAGCTTTTCATACTGGGCCAGCGGCAGCCCCTGCCAGGCCCGCGCCTGGGGGGCGGTCAGCTCCTTGGTGGCGATCAGGTAGTGCTCCTTGGTGCTGGTGTCCCAGGTGTCCGTCTCCTTTTCCAACGCATCCACGGTGATGGGCTTGCCGTGGATGTCACGGGTCCACATCAGCGTGCCCTCGAAAAGCGGCTTGGCGATTGCGGTGTTGTCCTCGCCGCTGATGGGCTTGCGGGCATCCTTGCCCCAGAATTTGAGGTCACCCAGGCTTTCCAGTCGCGGAATCAGGCGCGGGGCCTGGTTGGCCACGTCGTTCGCCAAGCTCGAAACGTCGTCGGTAAACTGCTGGGCGGCTTCAAACACCGGTTTGAAAGCAGGGTTGCGCTCGGCCAGGTTGTTCATGGTGCCCACGGTCTTGTGCCACCAGTGCACGGTGCCCGGCGCCTGGTTCATGGCGTCGTGCACATAGGCCATTGCGCCATCCTTGATGGCGGTCGCTGCAGCCCCCAGGCCGTCATTTTTGACTGTGGCGGTTGCGCGGTACCGAACAGCAGGACCATTTGCAGGGCCATTGAACGGGGTTGTGTTCCCAGGCGAGGCCATGCTGATGGTGTTGAGCACAAAGCGCTCGGTCTGGGTCAGGTTCAGAGAGCGAATATGCGCGGCCAGCCCATGGAAGCCAAGGGAGTCTGCAATGCGGGACAGCGCCGCAGACAAGCGGCGAACCAGCACAGTGCGCTTTGTGCCCACCATTCGATTACGGGTCAGGTCTTCCGAGATTTCCGCCAGCGATTCCTCAACCGACACCGCATAATGCAGCTGCTTGACCCAGTTGTCGCTTCTGCCTGGGTTTGCTTCTCGGATTGCGTCCATCTGAGCTCGGCCCACCTCGGTTTCTCGCCAAGCCCTGGCCCCGTGCTCCACGCGCGGGTCAGATTTCGCCATCTGAACCATCGTGTTGTAATGCACGTTCCCGTCACCCAGGCGGAGCACGCCAGAATGGAATAGCTCATGAAAAACGGTTTGGATGAGGTCGAGCTTGGAGGAATGACCGCCGGCAAAGATATAGACTTCGCCGGTGCTAAGCGTGGCACCCTTTGGAATGGCCTGGATGCTCGGGTCCCAGTCGCGCGCGATCTCGGGGACTTGGGAGGGGTCGGCAACGACCTGGACACCCTTGAGGAACGGGGCGCCTTTACGCAATCCCTGAACAATCGCCTCGGCCTGCGCAACCGTAAACGGCTTGCCCTCGGCCTGGTTGGATTGGCCTGTGTTCTCGGTGCGGTAGCGTACTTCGGGCTTTTTGGCCGCAACTGAGCCTTCCTGGCGGCGGCGCAGCGCCACGTTCTCGCGCATCACCTCAACCCCCAGGGTCAGCGCCTGCGACAGCGCGTTGGTGGAGTCCACCGGCAGGCCCAAGATGGTGTGCAGGATGCGCACCAGAGAGTCCCAGGCGCTCTTGAGCACATTGCCCTGCGGCGCGCTCATCTGTTTGAGCTGGCGCTGGAACTCGGGATTGGTGAACGCTTCTGCCACAAACTCGCCCACGTTCTTCATGCCGTAGGTGCCATTGGCGCCGCCCTGCTTCTTGACGTGCTCATAGAGCTTGCGCATCTGCACGGAAGCCACGCCCTTGCGGTCGAGCGCTTTCAGCGTAGCCGCATGAATCATCTCGTGCAGCAGAATCTGCTCGGCCTGGGCCTGAGCACCAGCAGTCAGCCCGATGGTGTCAGTGCTGCGGCGGTACCGGGCCAGGAAGGTGAAATTGCCATCCCCACCCAGCGCGCCGGCCTCCAGCGCAACGGTGGGCGACACCTTGGCCTTCATCAGCAGGCGCGCTACTTGCTTGTTGAACCGGCTTTTCGAGGTGCCAGAGATCAACTGCAGCAGGTCCTGGGCTGGCTTGCCCTCCCGAACCATGTCCATCAGTGCGCGGTCGGTGGGCGTGCCGGCGCGGGCTTCGCGCGTGCCGAAGGCCGTGATATTGGGATCGGCCGCGTCGAATGCGCCGCTGTTGCCGGTGGCGCTCTTGATCTGCTCCGGCTCAAACGCGATGAACACACGGTGCTGGACACCGTCCGTCTTCACCCGCCCGCCGCCAATATGGGTGATACCGTCAAAGCCCATGGCGCGCAGGCTGTCCTGCATCACCTCTGCACCCTCCCAACGAGGCAGGCCCTTCTCCTGGACAGATTCTTCTGCAGCTCTGTACCAAGATTCGTTTGAGGTGCCGCTCTCGTGGTAGCTTTCCGCATCGGGAAACTGCTTTTTCCAGGCGGCCACATCCGCTGGAGCATCCATGTCCAAAGGCTTCTTGATGGACAGGTACACGGGATACACAGACGGCGTGTCGCCCTTCCCTTTCGCCGTGTAGCTACTAGCCACCGCCGGGTCAGCAGTGAAATAGCCACCCATGCCCATGAGGCCATAGTTGGATGCGTAGACATCGAACGAGGTGAAGGCCTCCCCATTCTGGCTTCCGCTGGTGCCGTGGTACATCACCAGCGGCTTGCCATCGGCGTCCACCACCTTGCTGTCGCCGAACCAGCGCTTGAAGGCGGCCGTACTTGTTTGGTCCAGCTTGGTCGATGAGTCGACCTCCGGTGTATTCGCGTCTTCTGCGCGAACAGCATCCACCAAATCACGCACTCGCTTCTTGGAGTCCGGAACAGTCATTCCTTTGGTGCGAAACAGCGCTGCTAAGTCAAACTTGTTATCGGTAAGCGTCGTTCCATCTGTGGGTACCAGCTTGATGCTGCTGGGATAACCGTCTCGTCCCAGATTCACGCCTGCCAAGTTGGCCGTCTTGCTAACGGCCACAGGATCGCCATCCTTGTTCCAGGACAGTATCTTGCGCATCAGACCGAGGTTGCCGTCCTCTTTGCGCTTCGCCTTGTCGGCAAGGGCCTGTTTTGCAGCCTGCCTGTCTGCGGTCTTTTCCGCTTCGGTGCGCGCATCCAGCGCAGATTGACGCGCCCGGTCTTGGTTCGCCTTCTGCCAACCTACAAAGGTATCAATGGCGCGGTCATATGCACTGTTGCGTTTGTCTGCCTGCTTGCTATTGAGGCCGGAGCGCCCGGCCACGAAACCGCTGTAGGTGTCTGCACGCACGCCCATAAGCCGGCGGTATTGCGCAAGATAGTCGGCTCTTAGAGCATCGACGGCCGCGTCCACGGCTGCCTTCTGGGCTTCGGATCTTGCTACAGCTTCGCCTTCCTTGCGCGCCTTATCCAGGTACGCATCAAATTCGGCTGCATCGGCTTTTGCACGGCTGGTGCCACTATGCGAGATGCCAGAGTAACTGCTTGCGGCCTCTTTAAGTGGGAACTCACTGGTGATCTTTGAGGCGTTCTGTTCGGAATTTGAATCAGCAGATCTTCCTCCCGGTTTACCGGCTGGCACTTTGGTCTTGGAAGGATCGCGGGCCCAGGCCTTGAACTCGTCTTGGGTCATCTCGGTGATGGCTCCCAGCCCCGTCCAGCCCTTGGCATAGTTGTCCAGGTAGGCTTGGCGCGCATCAGCCTCATTGGCCGCGCCCAGCACCACCTTGTGCTCGTCAAAGGTGCCGTCGCGGTTCACCTGGTCGACCACGAACACCGGCAGGCTGGAGTCGCTGGCCCGGTCGGTCAGGAACACGTCCACATGATCCTTGTCCGCGCCCACGGTGCCCTTGAGGTAGCCGTAGTGGTTTTTCAGCGCGGGCCACTCGGGGCGGCGCTTGCTGCCTGCGGGGTTCTCGATGCTGATGTCGAGGCCGTTGATGCGGACATGACCTTTGCGATAGTTACCTGCGTCCAGCTGTGCCTCAGTGGGCGCGGGCAAGTCGTTTTGCTGGCTGGTGGCTGCTTCGTGGGCCGCAGACGCCACCGCTGCGCTCTCGGCCGTCGGTGCAGGTTCGCTCGCGGCGCTCGCCTGGGCATCAGGTTGCACGGGGCCAGCAGGTGCACCAGCTGGTTCTGGTGCCTGCATCGGGGCGTTAGAGCTTACTGGTGCTGGCGCAATGGCATCGGCGATCTTGCGTTGCAGGTCGCCATTCAGGTTCTTCCATTGACTTTTGGGAAGGTTCTTAGCGATGACCGGCTTTACACCATCCAGCCGGGCGGCAACGCCCTGACGCTCAGCGGCGGGCATGCGGGCCCAGGCGGCGCCGGCATCATCGAGCTGCTGGGCGCGCTGCTGTGCTGGCTCTTGCGCTTGAGCTTGCGGGCTTGGCGCTGGCGATGCTTTCGCTCCAGGGTTCGCAGTCGTGGTGGAGCCATCGGTCAGGCCTTGTGCAGGCTGGCCACTGCCCGCGCCGTCAACTGGCCCGGCTGCAGCCCGGCCTTTTGCAACAATTCGCGGCGCTCGCGCGCCCGGTCCAGCGTTTTCTGTAGCGATGCTTCCGCCATCGCCAGTTGGCGCGATGCGTTGCGGGCCCGCTTGCTGGGCTTGATCGGCTTCAATGCCATTGGCAGTTTCTCCTGTGGTTTGAACTCGATTGATGGTGGACGCGGCGGCGGCCTGGGCGCTCTGGGCACCCTCCCGCTCTGCCTTGAGCTGTTTGGCCAGGTCCGCAGCAGCCTTGTACTTGGCATTGCTCTCGGCCATCTTCTGGCGGTTTGCGGCTGAATCCTGCTTGCGCCGCTGCTCGGCGTATTTCTCGCCAACGACGTATTCGGGGGTGCCCTTGGCCGCCAGGATGAAACCGCCCTCTACCGGGCTGGGAATCACCTTCACGCTCGTGCCGCGTGCGTTTTGCTCGCCACGCGCCTTACGGGCGTCCTCGTAGGTGGCGTAGACGCCGGGCTCTGGCGCCTGCTGGGTGTTCTGGGTGATGGGCTTGGCCGTGAAGCGCACCTCGCCGCTGTCGTTCTGCACCTGGCGCTCGACCACCAGACCGCGCTTTCCCAGCTCGTCGCGGATGCCGCGCTGCTCGTGCTTGGCCGTCGCCTCACGGCTGCCCTCGGCGGCGTTGTAGTCAGCCATGAGGTCCGCAGTCGAACGGCTGCCGTTGAAAAGTTCACGCTTGGCATCGCCGATCCGGGACAGTGCTGGCCGGTCGTTGTTGTTCATCGCAACCGACAGCTCTTGGTTGAGCTTGCGCTGGCGGGCGGTGAATTCCTCGGGGGCCAGCTCCGGCATGCGCGCATCGTCAAAGCTGTGGCCATCGGCGTCCACTGCTGATGCTGGTGCGGCAGAGGTAGTCTTGGCCGCCGGCTCCTGCGCTTTGGCGTCCTGCTGCTGTGCGGCAGCGGCAGCAGATGCCGCCTGCAGTTGACCTGCGGCGCCGGAATTTACGGCCAGCACGGCAGCTGCAGACATGGTGCCGGCGTTTTCATCCAGGCCCATGCGTTGCGCTGGCGTGCGCTGGTCGAGCACCTGAGCCAGATCTGCGGCAGCGTCTGGACCTGGTGCTGCTGGCGCACCAGCAGGCGCATCAGGAGCCAGCGCAAGCCCAGCCGTATCAAAGTCGCGGGTGAATTCCACTTCATTGCCCTGCGCCTGCGCGGCGCCCGGGCTGGTGCTCATGCCGTCAATGCGAGGGTCATACAACGGGCTGGCGGCCTGTGTTTGGTCAGGCGCGCCATCAGGCGCTGCGCCAGGGGCGGTGCTCCACTGCTGGGCCTCAAGCGCCGAAGGCGAACCCTCCAGAGCATCGGCCGCTGCCTGGTTGGCAGCATCCAAGGCATTTTGCTGTTCCTGCTGGCTACCTGGTGCTGGCCGGTGGCCGTGGAACGCACCACCAGCAGCGCCCATGAGCAGGCCGCCGGCAGCGCCCAAGCCAGCGTTCTCGCCCACCCCATTCATCAGATCCTGGTTCGGGTCGATGTATTGCTGGGCCGCCACGTTAGCGGCATATTGCCCACCACCCTCTTCGATGGCTTCACCGGTGGCCTCGCCCAGCGCCGTCTTGGCGATGGCCTTCGGAACGGCGAGCTTTGCGCCCTCCTTGGCCACCTCGCGGGCAGCACCGCCCACCAGGGCCTTTTCCAACATCGCGCCGCCGGGCACAGCGTTGGCCGCCAGCGAAATGCCAGCTGCAGGCAGGAAGGCTGCGCGCGCTGCGTCCAACGACAGGTCATGCTTGGCTTTCGCGCGATCACCACCGTTGGCGGCCAGCGCGGCCTGGAATTCTGGGTTGGCATCCCAGATGGCTTCATCCTTCTTGGTGTTGTCTTCGTATGCCTGGGCGGAAACATCCGTTGCCTGCTGAGCCGCACCGGTGCCCAGAGCAGCAGCGGTACCGGCTTTGCCGGCCTGGGTTGCAGCTGCAGCAGCGGCCTCGCCGGTGAGGCCTACACGCGCAGCTTGCGCCATCCGGGCTGCCGCCACAGCCCGGCCAGCCAATGCACCAGGGATCAGCGTCGAAACGTTCGTAGCCACGGTATCCAGCGCCAGCGCTGGATCGGTTACCGTGTCCTTTACCGCCGTCCATGCCTTGCCCAGGGTTGAGTCTTGCGCGTCGATGTTCTCCTTGCGCCGCGCCGCGCGCGCTTGGAAGCCGGCGGACTTTTCCTTGTCCAGCGATTCCTGCCAGCCGCCAGCCGTTTTCGACACGGTGTTGTCCATGTCACCGGTGACAAGGCCGTAGGCATCGCCAGCGGATTTGACTAGGCCAGCCGCGCCCTGGGCCAGACCGAGCCCCACGTCCTTGAAGGCTTCGCCTGTCGACCGTTTTTCTTCATCACCATCAAGTACGCCCTTGAAGGGCTGCAGCCCCTTCGCTTTGATGGACTGAGTGGTATCGAGCTCGCCCGCGAAGGGCTTAAGGGATTCGTTTGCCATCCCCCCACTCTGCTCCCTGGGTGGGGGATGGCTAAGCCCTATACCGGGGAGTAAGCACCAACCATACGTGAACTAAACGGTATAAAGAACTGCGAACAAAAATTAAAAATCTATATCTGGGGAATCGTCAAATATTGCACTGAAATCTGTTTCAGGTCTAACAGTCCTTGCTACAAAACACCCGACGATAGGTACCCCTGGAAACCTCTGGGACAACAACTGTGATATGCCCACGAAGTGCGATCCAGTTGTTAAAACATCATCTAGCACAAACAAGTATTTTGGTGCCGGAAGCTTTCCCGCCAGCGCTTCGTCGAAAGAAATTGATTTTGAAATTTCTTCAGGTGTAGCTCTGCCATTGTTCTCATGACTTGCATTAAGGCTGCCATCTGAAATCAACATATCCCTTATGTCAAGTTCAAAAGGGAGACGACTATTGAGACGCTGAAGAACCTTTAGCATCCGATCATCATATGCTGCATCGGTTCTAATTTTGGATGGTGGCACGGGTATAAATGTAGCGTCTTTAACTGCCGTCTCCCAGTTTATTGCATCAAAAAGCCGCTTTCCTGCAATATCAATTGCGTTAGCCTTATAGTGCCAATCATGCATCCCCTTGCGAGTCATGCTCTTCTTGAGGTTGCTAATATGCTGATTAGTCTCAGAAAAACTAGCTCTGCGACCTTCTGTGTACTCATGAGGCGTGTATTCGCCAAAGAAATAACACACATGCTGTGCATTTAGATGATAGTGCTGTCGCCGCTCTATTTCACCAACAATTTGCATTCGCATATTAGTTCAAATTTATTACAATGTCATCAAAGTCGCGAACGCGAATTGCACCAAGCTTCTCAAACTTTGCAGGCCAAGAAATGTTAGGATTATGGAAATTACTTTCCAAAATGAAAAGTTTTCGGTTTTGCTTCAAGGCTGCAGTTGCTTGAATCAATGTTCCTGATGTCTCGCCAGCCTCGACAATAATTGTCGCATTGGTCAAAGCAGACATCGTCTTATTGCGCTCAGGAAAAAATAATCTGTTCATTCTATAATCTTGCTGTAGATATTTCAGAACAGGCACCTGACTGATAACAAGATGCTTAGAAGCAATTTCACGCTGAAGATCTTGATTTTCCCGTGGATACACTTCTGTTAGTGGTGTACCGATAACAGCAATAGTCCTGCCACCGCACTCAATGGCAGTACGGTGAGCAACAGTGTCTACACCTTTAGCCAAACCTGATACAACCGTGAAATCATGCTCCACAAGAGCTTTAACTAATTTACGCGTACGTGCCGCGCCTTCTGGTGAAATATTGCGCGTGCCCACAACTGCCACACGCTTTGGTGACTCTACCAACTCCCAATCGCCCTGATAGTAAAGCATTTCAATAGGCTCAACAGCATCCCGCAAACTATCTGGGTATTCGTCGGCCCCATGCACTCGCACACCAAATTCCTCCAAGCCCTTCTCTGTGAAATGGGCGACTACTTGGTTAGCTGTATCCACCGCAATATCGAAATCAACAAGGTCAGAGGGCAATGCATTTGGGTTGTCATTGAACAACTCTGCCATCCGCTTGACCGATGTCTTGCTCTGTAGCCACAGGTACTCGTAAGCACCTAGTTCGGTGTGGACGTCAACCGGCTTGCACTTGAAGATGAGCCTCCACTCATGACGTGCAGCATCCGCATCTGGCGCAAACGGCAGTTCAGAATGCATGTCATGCATGTTTGTAGCTCCACTGGATAAAAACACAGTATCTCACGTTTTGAAGATGGCTTCCAGCCACGATTGCTCTATTGTTTTACGCTGCCCGAGCCCCTCTAAGATGGGGAGAGCTTGCTAGATATATGCTAGCAAGTTCTCAACAGCAACCTGACCGGCTCAACTTTTGCGATCAGTCTTGCACTGCACGATCAGCATAACAGTCAAAGGACTATGGTGGTTCACCCCAAAAACCACAATAGGTGAACGAATTCCATCATGGCAACATGCTTCAGAATACTGTGTATGAACACACTAGAAAAGCTTTGGCGCGGGCAGTTCGGACTGCCCTTGACCTACTGGGGATTCGGGGTGCTGGGGAGCATCCTGGTTCTTGCTCCCGTGGGGCTGTGCAGCCCCGGCAGCACGCCTGCGGTGCTCATCGGTGCCGCCTTCTGTGTGTATGTGGTGATCGTCAATGTGGGGATCTGGCGCGCCGCCAACAAGTACACGGGTCACATCCTATGGGCCGGGCTGGCAAAGCTGGCCGCCCTACTTTCAATGCTGGCGGGGGCGGTGCTGCTGGTGGGAATGGTTGTTGCGCCGGTGAAGGTGCCGTCCGTTGTATCGCCACAGCCTCAAACGGCCGCACAACCTGAGCGCGACCGTTTCGGTGGGAACCTTGTTGAAGGTCAGGGCAAATCTACGCATTCGGATTCGCAATGGATCACCCCACCTGCGAATCTAAAACCGTTCGATGGCAAGTTAGACAGTGACAAATAGTTATCCTGCAACGAACCTCTTCCCGTGAGCATCCTCGTAAACAGGCTTTCCATCAGCAGTACCAACCTGCTTGACCATTCCTGAAGGCATAGCTGTTCCGCCACTCAGATCCACCTTTTCGACAGCCCCCGTCTGGTCGTTGTAACGAATCACACTGCCTTCACTGGTGCTGCCATCCACGTTCTTGACGGATGGTGTCACCTGAACGCGCCAGGGTGACTGGTCGGGCTTGCCGGCCAGGTCGCGGATCTGCTTGGCGATGGCTTCTCGCTCTTGCGGCGTTTTGGCGGCCGCATATTGCTGCTGCAGGCGCTCTTGCCGCTCACCCGCACGGATCTCGAACCCGCGGACCTTGCTATCGGTGGCCTGGCGGTCCTGCTCCAGCGCGAGACGGCTTCTGTCAACAAACCCACGGTTGGTGAATTCAGCGGCGCGCGCGGCGTTGTCTGCGGCGTTGCGCTGATTGCTGCCCGCCTGCTGCATTTCCTCGCGCTGCAGGCCTGCATTGATCTGGTTGGTGGAGTTGTCCAAGCTGGGCTGGAGGCCGCGAGCTGTCAGGTCGGCACGCAGCGCATCCGTGTAGGCCGCCTGAGCCGGGGACGGTCCAGTGTTGCGTCCACGGCGAGGATCGAAGCGCCCACCGTTGTTGGTGATCGAACTCGCAGAAACTTCCAGGTTGCGCAGGTTGTTCCGGGTCTCCCAGTCATTCGCGCTGGTGGAGACCTGGGGCGCGGCGAACTGAGGCACGCCCGGAGCAAAGCCACGGGGTGCCTGCAAGGCGGAATCTACCTGCCGCTGTGACATAGCATCAGCAGCTGCCATGTTTTGAGCGGAAGGCAACCCGCGCGGCTGAGCACCAGCCCGGGCCGCCTCGGGAGAATCACCATAGCTGTTTCCCGTGCGATACACACCCGGCATAACTTGGTTGGCGGGTGGCTCTGCGGGTGCAGGGGCAGCTGCTGGAGGAAGACCAACAGTCGATACCGCTGGAGCAATCGGGGCAGCCAACGGCGGATTAACTGCTCCTCGCCCTGCACCAGCGGTCGATGGGTTGACGCCGGTGGGCAGCGGCTGCTGGCCAGGAGCCACAGTTGCTGCAGCGGCCTGCTGCATACGCTTCTGGTCGGTGAACGGCGTCATGCTTGAAGGATCGACACCATCGGGCACAAGCTTGGGGCTTAGGTATGCCGCATCGAGCCCTGCAGCGCGCATTGGTCGCACCACAGCACTGTCATAGGCCCCGACCAGCCCGCGCGGCACCAAAGAGGCCACATCCGCGATGGCGCGGCCGGCATCATTGCTCACATCCTTGACAGTGTCCCAGGCAGAGCCGATTGCTGCTCTGTCTGCTCGCACCTGAGGGTCAAGCACGGGGGTGGCGGTTGGAGGAGCCATGGCAGCTGGGGTTGCAGCAGCGGGGGTGATGGCCGGAGATGGCGCACCAGTGGCACCGCTGTCGCCCTGCAGGCGGTTACCGGGGAAGATGTTGATCGGCGTGGAAGCAGCACTGGGCACAGCTGCAGGTGCAGGTGCAGGTGCAGGTGCAGGTGCAGGTGCAGGTGCAGGTGCAGGTGCAGGTGCAGGTGCAGTCGCCGGGGTGGTCACCAGCGTAGTGCCAGGGGTGGAAACCGTGGCGGCCGCATCGCCAAAGCTGTTCGGTCGGCGATTTTCGTCATCCACCAGGCCGCCGTCCGCGAAGAACAGTGGTGGCTCCGGCCGCTGTGGCGCACCTACAGCACCTGCAGGGAAGCCCCGCGCAGCCACGGGGGCGTGAGTCGCGTTCTTCATCTGATCAAGCGCCTGCACGCCAATGGCATGCACCTGCTCGGGTGGCAGCTTGAACTCGCCATTGCTCAGTTGCACGGGGACGCCGTCACCTTGAGGTGCGGCGTTGGCCGGCGCAAACCCACGCGGCGCGCCACCCATGGCCGCCAGCTGCTGCTCACCCACGGCTTGGGTGCTGTCGGCTGGCATGATGTAGGTGCCATTGGGCACGGTGTCCGTCACCTCGTCAGAAGTACCGGTACCGGGGCCACGCACAGGACCTCCGTTGGCAAAAGTTTTGGCCTTGCCCTTGGCCGGTTGGAAGCCTCGCATGCTTGCTCCTTGTTTGCTCATGCAAGGATTTTGTTGAACCAGGTCATGGCCTCAAAATCCTATGTGCGGTTTTAGATAACGATCTGCGCAGCAGCGATGAACATCTCATCCAGAGCATCGTCACTCAGACCAAGCGCAGCTGCGGCCTTGGTCAGAAACGGCGAGTCGAAGCGGCGCCAGGTGCTGGTGTGGTTCCACGCCAGATCGGCCCACATCGCCTCTTGATCGTTGGTGATCCCAGCCATGTAGTCGAGAACGCCCTGTGTGAGGCCCTGTAGCCCCAGGATCGCCCTGCCCTGTGCGCGGCTGATCTCGGCAGGCACGCGCGCACGGCGGTCCTCTTCGGCAATCTGCTCGGCCGTCTTGAGTTGGCCCCAGTCGATATTAGGCATTGGGCACCTCGTCGGTAGGCAGGGGCACGCGGCCATCTGCTGGGTTGAGGATCGGCTCAGGGAAGGCGCAGCTCTCAGGCGCGTCCCAGGCGATTGGCAGTAGCAGGGTCAGCTGCAGCTCGCCACCTTCGCGGCGCACGTCGCCGATGATGAATTCGCAGTTCACGGCAGCCGCTGGCAGAACCGCGCCCTCGGCCAGCGGGGTGAAGTCGAACAGCTCTCCGTTGACCGTGAGCTTGTCACCAGCCTTGAGCACTTCAATGGCCTCAGGGCGGACCTGGGGTGAGAGATTGATTTTCATTAGAACCACCTGCCAATCGCAAAGAGGTAAATTCCAGTGCTTGCGAATGCTGCAGTTCTAGAAGCGTTGGTGATGTTCTGGATCTGAACACTTGCCTCAGATGCTCCGCAAAACACACGACATGCAAAGTTTTCGCCGCCATCAAATGACGAATTGCCATATGCCGAGATGGTGTTTGCATTGGCGAATGCGGATGGATACGCCCAATAACCAACCAAAGCATTTGTTAATGCGCCCACGTTTATTGATGAGCCTCCAACATTCCACCGGTGCCAGCAGATAAGCGTTCCATCTGCATAGCGCACAAACTCGCCATTCGCATTGCTTCCACGCTGGATGATTGCACCCGTTGGCACGCCGCCAGACTGCGACACTGTGCCCAAGATCGCTGCAACAGCAGCCGCACCGAGCCCCAAGTTGGATCGCGCTGCGGCCGCCGTCGTGCCGCCAGTGCCGCCCATAGTCACGGGCAGTAAATCCCCAGTAACCCATTCACGCAGCTCTGCGCTATTGCCGCCGGCTGCTACCGCTTTAAGGGGTGTAGTCATAGATCATCCCTTGTACCAAATATGGAAACGCGCCGGGCGCCCGGAGACAGCTGCGCTGGCGGAGGCTGTTACTGCGGCTCGAAGATTCGTCGCGCTTACGCTGAATGCCCATTGAGAATCGGCATAGATGCTGTTCACGCCGATCCAATGCCCAGCAGTGGAAAAAACCATGCCTTGAACGCTCAGAATGTCTGCCTGAACCAAGCCATGGACAACAAGGTCAACACCAACAGTGCTGCTGGTCAGCGTGGTATCTATCGTCTTGGACTTGATGACCAGTGACTGCTCACCCAGCACTGCACCTGCAGAGAAGGTCTGCACGCCCAGCCAGTTCCGGGCCGAGCCTAGCAGCCAGGTCAGCAGCGCCTGCACCGACAGCTTGAAGGTAGACGAGCCCCGGCGCACCGGCCAGAGGTCGGACACCTGTGGAGCGACGCCATCCGCGAGCCCGCTGAAATCCACATCCAGCTTGCCGGATAGGTCCACCGGATCAGGCGGGGCTGGATCCTGCGTCAGCAGCCAAACGGCTGCATTGGCCGCCGCCACTTCCGCGCTGGTGCCATTGGCAAAGACAACCATGGCTGGACCCGCGCTGCTCACCGCCACCTCCCGCACCGTCACGCCGTCGGCCATGCGCACTGGCACCAGCCGAGTCGGCGCCACGACGGCATCCCCGGCAGGCAGCTGCCTCGGGATTCCCCCGTTGAGGACGAGTGGCTTACGGATGCCCATGTGCTTTACAGAATCTGGAAGCCGTAGTCGTCAGTGCGCAGCTCAGTCGCGCTCATGGCCGTGCCCAGCATCTGGTTGACCTTGTTCACGTTGCCGACATCAGTGGCGTCCAGCGGGGTCAGGGTCACATCGCCTGCCGTGCCCAGCCAGTAGTCGTTGCCCAAGGTGAGTCCGGTCAGCGCAGTGTTGGCCACATCCAGCGGGAAGATGGTCGCATTCGCGGCCGAGGCCACTGCTGCCAGCACAAACCCGTGGGCCGGCCGGTTGTTGGAGTTGTCAGCCAGGCGCGCCTTGAGGGTGCCCGCATCAGAAAACAGGTTCACGAACTTGCCAGTGCCCAAGGCCTCGAAAGCCGGCGCGATCTTCGTGTTGGCACCGATGCCAGCGGGCATCATGCTCATGTCGATCTTGCCCGCGCTGTCCAGCACCGGGTACTTGCCCGCGTCTGCAGCACCCGCCGAAGTGGCGATGCCAAAAATCTGTTTTACCTTGCCGCCCACCAGGGCCAAAAAACCTTGTGGCATATCACACCTCGATTGGATCGTTGATTGAAAGATTGATGCTGGTCGCAGTGGCTGCAAAGCCGATCAGCACAGAAAAGCCGCTGGAAGGCGGGGTTTGGGTCAGTTGCCCGTTGGAGCCCAGGTACACACGGCCATATGCCCAGGACCAGCCCGAGTCGCTCACCGTGCCGCTGCGCTGTACAGAAATCTGTGCACCTGTCTGGCCGGCCGACACGGACAGCCCCAAGATGGCGAAAATGTTGTCGCCATCCGTCTGGCCCAGTGGATACACAAGGCCTGCCCGGTCATACAGCACGCGGTTGGCGCTGATGGTCTGGCCAGCGGTGCGCGTCACGTATTGATCGCCACCTCCACCGGGCGGGCCAGCAGGCCCTGGGGGCCCCTGCTCGCCAGGTGCGATCACCACATGGGTGACTTCTTCCCGGTCCACCACCACATGGCTTTGCTCGGGCGTCACCAGGATGCCGCCGGGAAGCAGGTCGAACAAAACAGGGCTTTCGCAGTTCATCGCGTGCCCTCAGGATTCAGGCTCCAGGAGATCTCGGCCGCGCGCGTCACATCGCCATTAGGGTGCACCACCTCCAGTTGGCCAACGGCAGTGCGCCAGCGCGTGGGCGGAGACTCGCCATAAGGCAAGCCAGCGGTAGTCGCGGCGTCCAGGAAAAAAGCAATGTGCCCATCACCCAGAGACAGGTCGATCCGGCCGTTCTCGGTGGTGAGCTCCAGCAACACGTCAGGCGCAAGCACGTCCGAGCGCAGCTGCGTGCGGGCCGTGCAGCCCGTCAGGTCCACCGGCACCAGATCAGTGTCGGGAACAGGCCGGCCGGTCTGCGCATGCACCAGCTTGCCGTTGAGGAGCTTGGTGGGATATGGCGCGGTGCACCACCGGAAGCGACGCCGGAACGTCGCTCCCTGGTAGATCGTGTAGCAAAGGTGTGCCGGGGCTGTCATGCATGCAGTGTCAAGCGCCCGGCCATGAACGTCGAACCCTATACGGGGTACGTCAATTCACCTGGTGGCTGTAGGTGTCCTGCGAGCTCGCGGAGATCTGCGCCGTGGCAGATACCATGCTCCATGCAGATGCAACTTGTTGCGTGCTGGTGGCGAGTTGTACCTTGTTGATCTCGATCCGCGCATCATTGGCGTGAGTGATAGCGTCACTATTGGCTTTTTGAACCCGGAACGTCAGCTCTTTGCCTGCCTCGTACTGTTTGATGTCAGATTGCCAGCGGTACATCAGCGAGTTGGCCTGTGCCTCGGAGGCATAGGCGCCTGCACGATATCCATCCATGAGTACAGAGGATGCTCGGGCCGCTGCTTCCACCTGGGCCGATGCGGCCGACAGGCGGGCTTTCCAACCATCCCACTCCAGCCCCTTGGCCGAGATGAGCGCCTGAAAGCGTGCCACTTCCACCCGGGCGCGCTCGGCCTGGGCGCCCACGCGAGCACTGTAGGCCTGAACCATCCGGCCATAGGCATCCACCTTGGTGGCCTCGGCGCTGATCTGCGCCTTGTGCAACTCGACCTTGGACTGCTCAGCGTTGACCCCGGCCACAAAGGCCTTGATCTGCTCGCCACCGGCCTGGATGTGCGTGCGCTCCAGCTCCACCAGGGTCTGGGCTGCACCCACCCGGGCCTTGTAGATTTCGACGGACGCCATAGTTCCTTCGATCTCGGCCTTGTAGCGATCCACCAGGCTCTTGTTGATGTCAGCCTTGACCTGCTCGGCCTGGAGAAGCTGCTTGAACACCTCCACCTTCGACATCTCAGCCCGGATCACCGTGTCGTAGGCAGAGGCGTAGGCCTGGTAGCCGGCCAGCAGAGCCTTGAAGTGCTCCAACGAGGCGTTGTGGATGGCGATGGCATTGTCTGCCGCTGCCTTGGAGGACTCGAATACCAGCATTTCCCACTTGTAGTGCTGGTCCATGAGAGCCGATTCCAGCTGCAGCGCGGACTGGATGCTGTCACGCAGGTTTTGCTGCTCCAACTCGGCCTGCTTGATCGACACGTCGCGGCTCAGGCCTGAGAGCTTGTCGTGGTATTCGCGGCGGGCATCGGCCAGTTGGCCGGCCATCACTCCACCTGGCAAAGGGAAGCCCAGGGCCTCGGCACTGCGTTGCACTTCCTGCTCCCGGGCCAGCGCCAGGTAGGTTTCCCGGTCGCGTGCGCGGTCCCAGATCTGCTGCTCCACCGCTGGCGAAAGGCCAGTGCCGCCGTTGATGCGGGCCGTCAGTGTTGCCTTGAGGCCGTCCAGCAGCTGGGAAGCATACTTTTGCCCAGGCGTGTGTTTCATGGGCGCTGGCTGCAGCACCGACAGCGCGGGGATTTCGTCGAGCTTGTCGAGCCAATCCTCATGCAGGTTCACGCCACCAAAGGTGTGCGTGGTGAGGGTCAGCAGCTGGGGAAGCTCCGGCATGGTCACCTCTGGCGCATCCGGCAGCGCCACCTCGCGCATCTGCGGCAAGCTTGGCGCCTGGCCTATGGTGAGCGTTGGCGCCACACCAAAGTTCAGCGTCGGCGCCGCGACCCCAAAGTCACTGAATGCGACATCGCGCATGCTGCCGTTGAATGCTGCGGGCATGTCAGCGGGCAGCTGCAGCTCTAAGGCTGGCAGGTCTGGAACATCAGGAATGGCCGGAAGATTGGGCGCGGCAAGCGTGGCCCACTGCACGCTGATCTGCGCTGGTTGGTAGGTGCTCTTGCCCAGCTCATTACTGAAGTTGTCTACCTGCTTAAAAGCCTTGTCGGCAAAAGTGAGGGACTGCAGGTATTTGTCCTTGACTATTTCGGCTGGGCCGTTGACATCGGTTGCCATATCAAACTCTCCGTGTTTTGGATTCGAGGGTCAGGATCTCGATGCGATCGAGGGTGAAAGCCTGGCCGGCGGGGTTGCTGAGCGCAAAGCCCAGGTAGTTCTCGCGGATGCCCTTGCCCACCTGGCACCGGGTCTGCCCGCTGCTGCGCAGGGGAAACTGGTAGTCCCAGGGGAAGTCATCGGGGCCCAGCACGCTGAACTGCGCGCAGCCCTCCCCGCGCATAGACAGGTAGGCCATATCGATGCGCTTTTTAAGGGTGGACTCACGCAGGGTGGCCGGCAGCCGGATGATGGCCACGATCGGCAGGTCAACGTCCAGGTCGCCGCCCAAGGCGTACAGGCCGGTGGCCGCGCCCGCATGGGTAGGTGTGATGCTTTGGAACTCGTGGCGGGTGTACTCGCTCACGGCCCCGGTGAGGGTGTTGAGGACAATGGCGTTCATTCTGGGTTGATGTTCGTGGTTTGGTTGACCAGCACGCTGGCATCGATGGCAGATAGCCGCTTGACCCCCTGGCGATCAATGGCGAAGGCCATGGGCTCGTCTACCGTGAGATTCACAGAAATGCCGCCGACTATCTGGTAGGGTTTGATGAGCAGCAGCGCGGCACCTGTCCACGGGTCTTTGGCGTAGTACACCTCGATGGTGGGCATGGAGCATCCCAAGGGAACGCAGCGGGGGATGGTCTCGAAAAAGGCGTAGGTCGAATTGACCACGCGCCCTTCGTTCACCCCCCATTGCTGGCCGTTCTCCCGAAAACCAGGGGGCGTGCCAAAGGTCCGGCCACTGTTGATAGTGATCAACCCTTTTGCAGGTAGCTGCCACTCCGGCTCCACGCCGCAGGTCACGCCCCATGACAGGCGTGCACGCTTTCGAGCAATGGCGTCATCGGTCCTCAGCTGGATTGGAAAAGTGAGCTTCGTATTGCCAAAGCGGATAACCAAGCTGAATTTTGGATCGGGCAAGGGGCAGTTGTTGGACAGGGAGGAATCTGTCCCGTTGTCACGCAGTGCGCCTTTGTTGTGTGTCCATGTATGAGCGTCATAAGCAAACCCGCCAGAATGCTCAGCCGTGCCCTCCGTGTAGACCAGTAGATAGAGCGATGGGTCATACACGTAGATGCCTCTGGACAGCAGCTTTGCTGAATAGGACACATCCGAGGTTGTCCAGTTGTCCACCCACAATTCCGCCTGGTTGGTGTGCTCTGCATTCACCTGGCGCGAGGTAAAAGACCCGCTCTCAGAGACCACCTGCTCTATGAGCTGGAATTTCTCCCCGCTGTTGAGCGTCACGTACGAGGTGCTAGAGCGAGAGATAGTCCCGCCATCGTTGTGCTCCTTGCTGGCATTGTTCCTGGACGAATCCGTCCAGATGTCAGCCGTCTCATCGAAGTTTCCGCTGGCGGTCAATGAATAGCGCCCCTCCGACTCGACCACCAGGACCACCCGCTCGTTACCGGCGAAGTAGTTCAGCAGAACATTCTTACCCTTCCAACTGGATTCCTCCGTTGCAGACACGGGCCCTGCACCTTTCCAGGTAGTGCGGTACATGGGATTGCCGTTGGCGTCATCCCCGAGGTACTCTCGGTTTGTGATCACCACCATTGGGGCTGAGCGGTTGGACCAGACTGGCTGATTACGCGAGAGCGTGTTTCCCCAGAGATTGGGCCCGATGTTGTATTCAGTGCTTGGGGCCGAGCCGAAGAAATTGATGCGCCAGTCCGCAATAGGCTCGACATCGACAAATGCGCCGGTTTGATTAAACACAAGCTCCGTGCGGGAGAGGCTCCCGCCCTGCATGCGGTATTCAGCAACTCGGTAATTGGCTTCGCGAGCCTGCACCCAACGATCCCTGGGCCGGTCATTGAAGCCCCCATCGGTGTAGCCATACACGGCCCTGCCGTCAGAATTGAGCTCTGCCCCGAGCTGCGGCGCATTCGGCGCGGCCCATCGAACAATCTGTCCGTTCTCTGGCACCCCAGGCACGATCACCGTGCCCTCGCCCTGGTACACCGCCAGCACGCGGCTGCCGTCCTTGCTGATGCAAAAGTCTTCGGCGAAAGGGACGCTTTCGGCCATGTCGCCAATGACTAGGTTCTGGTGGAGCTTGATGTCGAAGGTTTGCTCGACCGGATCCAGTGCATATGGGTTCTCGCTGGGGGGGAACAGTTCGCCGGGTTTGAGCATCGTCAGGCGGTGCAGTTCCAGTCCACCGCGCGAGCGCACCAGCGTCAGTAGCGTGCGGCTGTCAAGCAGTGCCACCGGCGCGCCGTCGAGCTGGGGGTAGGCTTGGATAAAGCGGCGGTTGCCATAACCACCGTAACTCGTGATATAGCTGAGCTTGGTTGGCGTCGCGAAGGTGCGGTTCTGGGCCCATGCGGGAAACTTGCCGCCGAAACTTGAAGTGACATAGACCCCATCGCGGCTGCCTGCCTGCAGGTCGGTCACCTCCCAGGTCCCGTCAGGCTTGTCGAATTCTCCACCTGGGGTAAACAGCTTGCTGATGTAGCTGTCGTTCACCTTGGTGGTGAGCATGATGCCCATCCTGCCTGGCGGCTTGCTCTGGGCATTCACGGGCCAGATCGTCATCACCGTGCTGTTGCCCACCACCATGATCTTGTAGCGGGAGCCGTCCGGCAGCATGCCCTGCTCGTTGGGGTTTTGCCAGAAGGAAACCCGGCTGCGGCCGCAGAACTTGGCAAAGGCAGCCTGGGCCATCCCCATCTGTTCACCCGATGCCCGGCCGCCGATGACGCGCAGCGCGGGCGGCGCCGACACCGAGGCGCGAGCTCCAGTGGGGGTGAATGCGTAGGGGTTCCACAGGCTCATTGCGGAATCGCCAGGTACTGCGGGATGCCGTCCACCTCGCGAAAGGTGGCGCAGACCTCCTGCACATCGGTTTTGTAGCGGTTGGCCGTGAGGCTGGTGGTCTGGCCCTGGTTGAAGCCGGCCACCATCTCTCCGCCGGCTATGCACAGCATGGCCATGCCAGAGCCCGCCCCATCGCCGAACTTGACCTTATCGCCGCGCACCGACACGCCAGAGCCCAGCACCACCGGCCCGCGCTTGGTCGGCTGGTACACCAGCCCATCCCAGGTGGTGCCGCCCAGGTACAGCAGGTCCTGATCGGTGCCCACGTAGACGCCGTCATCCACGGGCTGAATGGCGGTGATCTTGCCGGCCAGCTGCTTGAAGTCGCGCCAGTCGCTCAGGTGCGGAGCATTGGGGCGGCTCGCCCACAGCACATTGCCCTGGGCCACCAGGACGCGGCCACGCCAGAAGGCCGTGATCGTGCCCACCGGGAAGCTCTGCGCGCCCAGCGTGCGGCAGGGCAGCACCAGGGCCGCGTTGGTGCCCGCGTACTGGAAGCTGGCATCGGTGGTCGTGCCAGCCAAGTAGGCGCCCTCCCCGTCCTTGCCGCTCAGGTAGACATTGATCGCGTGGCCATCGAGTACCGGCAGTGCGTCGAGGTGCAGGCCGCCTTGGGCGATGGTGATGGGCTCCGAGCTGATGGCAGGCCCCTCCAGATGATCGGCCAGGCGCACGTAGCTCAGGTGGTATCGGTAGTTGCCTGGGTGCAGTTGGCCAAAGCCCAGATCCGGGGCGCCAAGGCCCTGTGGCGCAGGCACGCTGCGCTCGCGCCCAGCCAGGCCATCCGTCACGCCCTGGATCAGGCCGTTGCTGTAGGTCACGCGGCCGTCGGGCAGGTCGCAGTACCAGACCCGGTCCGAACCCATGGCCGGATGGATCACATGCCGCGCGCCATCGGGGTGGATGGCAGTCAGCACCGGGCCTACGGTAGCCAGCATGAAGCTGGCAGCTTGGTGCAGGTTCTTGTGGCAGCGCTCGTCCACCAGGGCCAGACCGCCGCGGCGGGTAATCTCGCCCGTCAGCCCGATGTCCACGTTCTCGGCCGCCAGCAGGTCGCTGCCCGACAGCCGATGCGCTGGCTGCACATTGTTGATGCCGGTGAACGATTCAAATGTCAGCATTCGCTATCCCTTTCGACCCGCATTGCCCCGATGCCTAGCGCCAAAGACTGGCCCAAGCGGAAGGCATAGGACACCGTCAGCCCACCAAACCCAAGCACCTGCGAGCCCTCAACCTGGCCATCCATGCCGGCGAGTGTCGCGGCGACGGGCCCGGCCCGGCATAGCGACACGCCGGGGATGACCACAGAGCTGACCACCGACACGCCGCCCATACCGAGCACGCGCGCTGACTGCACCGTGCCGATGCGCAAAGCGGAAACTTCACCCAGCCCCAAGACCTTGGCGCCGGCCGCAAATCCCACAGGCTCGGCCGCCAGCGCGCCGCACCCCAGGACCACGGCGCCTTGCGCCTGGCCTTCCAAGCTGCCGGGCACAGCACGCATGGCGCCGATGGCCAGCGCGCGAGAGCCCGACACAGAGAATGCCGTGCTGGCCGGTGGCTGGCTGGCTTCCGCGCTGTGCCAAGGGCTCTGCACCAGGCTGAGGCCCGGCAGGTAGAGCTCAACGTCCTCGCCGATCTTGGCCGCCAGTGCCCCAAAGCCCCAAACCATGGAGCCTGCGACATCGAACTTGAACACCGCCAGGGGTACACCGGCCGCGCACAGCAACAGCCCCGGGATGGTGTTCTCTGCTGCGCTGTCTGCGTTGATCGCGGCGCCGTTGATAAGGGGGTAGCTCATGGCTCAATCACTGGTCAAAGACCATCCCGCGCCAGTAGAAGCGGCCATAGAACCGCCCGGTGGCGGGCGTGTCCACCTTGAACATGATCTTGCCGGCCAAGGCCCCGATATGCGTGACGGCAAAGCGCTGGATTTGCTTCTCGCCAGAGATGCCAGAGAGCGCCTGCGCGCTCACAAGGTCGCCATCCGCCTCAAGACCAATCGAGATCACTGGCGCCGTGGTAGCGTCGTATTCGTAGCAGATAAAGCCCACCTCGGTCAGCGCTACGCCGGCCGCAACACTGGGCAGGTTCAGCTCTACGGCCAGGGGAATCGTGAGCGGCAGCCATTGGCCCGTCAGAACTGGCTCACCCTCCCCGCTGCTGTCAGGGTTGTACGCCTCGATGGCATAGCCCGAGTCATCAAATCCAGGGTCTTCGGCGCTGCGGGTGTACTGGAACTGCGGATCCAGAGGTTCAAAGAGGTAGTTGAAACCCGTCGCAGTGGGGGGTGCCACAATGACCCGACCTGAGTAGGTCTGCCCGGCCTGCCAGGTTTCGATGTTGTCACCCAGCTCCACAAAGCAGGAGCCGCCCACGGACTCCACCGACATGTTCATGTCTTGGGAATAGCGGCCAGCAGAGAAGGTAGTGGTCAGCGCGGCGCCGGGCCGGTGCAGCATTTGCACTCCAGCCAGTTGCACCACACGCGAGTCCCGCTCCACCTTGGTGTTGACGAGGAAGCTGGTTCCACCTGCACCACCCTCGCCGCCCGTGGTCTTGAAGACCCCTTTGTCGTCAGCACGCAGAAATCGTCCCAGCATGCCGGCCGTAACCCGCGCGTCAAGCGTGGTGCCCGCGGGCCAATCAACGGCTGCAAAGGTGTCCTCCTGATTGCGCTTCACCGTGAAGTTGAAGCCATCCTTGGCGGTGATGTAGACGATCTCGATTTGGCCAGGAACAGCTGGATTGGACAGGGTTGCGCGCTGCATGAGTCCCTGCGAGAGATCAGCGAAACGGTCTGCGCTGCCGTCGTCTGGCAGCGTGATAACCGTGTCCTCGCTCCCCAGCGCCACAGTGATGGCGCCGGATGCGTTGTTGGAGAAGGCGTCAATTGCCATGGCGCCTCCTTACGGGATCAGGCTGAAAATCTTGAGTGCGCCATCAGACCAGCGAAGCGTGAAGCCGCCGCCGTTGGCTGCAAATGGGAAGCCTGCCACCTGGGTGATGCGCTGGAGCACGGGCGAGGTCTCTGGCACCCCCGTGTCCTTGTAGAGCAGCACCGAGCCTGGCGAGCCGCTCGACACAGCCCCGAATTCCACGTCGTCGGCATTGAACACACCGCCGGTGATGGTGCGGCCGGTCAAGGCTTGGGCAGTGCCCAGCGTGGTGCCCACGTCCGCCAGGAAGCGATAGGTGCCACTGGAATCAAACGAGGCCGGCAGCAGCGTGACCTTCAGATCATCGGCGAGGAAATTCACCCCGGCGCCCAGTACCAGCTCACCGCCTGCGGGGAAGAACGGGGCCAGCAGTGCAGCGATACGGAGCGGCCCGTTGTCCCATGGCAGCTTGACCGCGCCGCCGTTGGTCGCCAGAGGGAAGCCAGTCACGTTGTCGCGGTACAGCAGCAGCGGCGAAGTGCTGGGGTTGCCCGTGTCCTTGTAGATGACGATAGCCTTGATGGTGCTGCCCGGCACCAGCGGCGCGGTCTCTGCGTCATCGGCGTCAAAGGCCCCGCCCGTGATCGATTTATTGACCAGGGTGATGTCGTCGCCCACGCGCGTCCCGAGCTGCGAGACGAACTCATGAGCAGCGCTGTAGGTATAAGCGTCAGTTACAAGCGCAACCTTTATTGTGTCGGTTGCGAAGTTGATGGAGCCCTGGAGCAAGCGCTCCATGCCCTTGGGATAGCTGGTGGTGATGGCCATTTGGGCACTCCTGGAATGTTCGTTCCAGGCAGTTTTCCCGTGCTGGCGCAGACTGGCTAACCCTATACCGGGTCAGGCGAGATAGAGCTGCGTGTGGTGCGCAACGTCGATTCGTGAGGCGCGGCGCATGTCACTGTCCACCGGTAGCCCGAAGTGCGCCGTGAAGTTCGCCTCAGCTGCTGCAGAGCGCTGTAGGTCGATGGTGTCGGAGTCTGGGATGCTGTATGCCTTGTGAAGTGCCCACTCAATCAGCTTTGCTTGGCTGCCCTCGTGGATCTCCGGTGCATCGGTTGGGCAGGCCATCGGATTGAGCGGTAGGCGATAGACCTCCAGCTCCAGCCGATCACCCGCCTCCACCATCCCCACCAAGCGCAAGGAACGCTCGTCCTGGATAGCGATGCATGCTGGATTGGGATCTTCGCGCCAGCGCGGACATTCCGCATCCAGCCATTCGCGGCTTTTCAGGGCAATGTGTCGTGGCGCGCTGCCAGAGCCCGGCCGGATCTGCAGATGGATGATCTCGTAAGCCTTCTCGTGCAGGGGGTAGGTATGCTTGCCCGGCTCCAGTGCTATCTGGCACATGCCCGGCAAAACTTCCTCGCGCAGCAGCCGGCCGCGCTTGCACGCTTCATCCTGGCCCTCGTTGAGCCAGTCGGTCACATCCGGGTCTTCCCACAGATACGGCTGCTGCGTGTCCGTGGCAAGCACACGAAATTTACGGATCAGTTCGCGCAATTGCATATCAGGCCGGCATGCCGAACTGGTCAATGAAGCCGCGCGCCATGTCCCGCGCCTTGTCAAGGCTGGAGTTGCCCGGAATCTTCTGCTGGTAGTTGACTTCCGCCCAGCCAATGAGCGCTTTGCGGTCCATGGCATCAATGCTCTGGATCAGCGCAAAACGTGCGTCATCCTGCAGGCGCTGCTCGTCCTCAGACTTCTTGGCCGCGGCGAGCTGGGCCTGCGTGTCGTCCTGCTTCTGGTCGGGGGGCGTGGTGGTGGTCGCGGTCTGCTGGTCTGCCGTGGTTCCCTGCTCGGTGGTCATCTGCACCGGCTCGTTCATGGCGTCGGTGGCGCGCTCGAAAACGTCATCGTGGCGCAGGAAGCGCGCAGCCAGCAGCTCGGGCAGAACGCGCGTTTGCCCAGGCGTGAAGGTCAGGCCTGAGCGGTACATGCGATCCTTGAAGGGGTTGTCGGTGCCCTTATAGGTCACTGCGACTTCTTGGGGAGTGGTCATAACTGGTTCCTGCGGTTGATGGGCATAGGGCAGGCCGAAGCCCGCCCCGTAGCCGTCAGCGATCAGCGTGGGCCGAGGCGCTCGCCGTGGACGATCACATCCAGGCGCGACACCTTGGCGTTGGCCGCGCCGGCATGCGTCCAGACCAGATAGGCCTCCTTGGGCAGTTTCACTGGTGCCTTGGCGCTGGTGGTGCGCAGGCGTGCAGCTGCAGCGGCATCCAGGCCGGCGCCAAAATAGGCCGGGTCCTGGGGCACAGCAGCGTCATTCACGCCATCGGTATAGATGAAGCCCAGAGAGCCGGTAGCGGTAGCCGTCATGCCCGTGGACACGATCACCTGCGCATCCTCGAGCAGGAAGCCCTCGGGCAGCACCTGCAGGACCACCACATCAGCCACAGCGATTGCGGCCTGGGAGTCGGAGTTGATGACGGCGCCAGCGGCGTTGGTTTCCAGAACGGCGCGCAGGGTGGTGAGGTTTCCGTAAGGCGTGAAACCGCCAAACTGCTGATCGCCGATGAATTTCTTCTTGATGGTTGCCATGATGGCCTCCGAGAAATAAGGGGGAGAAGACAGGGCCGGCCGTAGCCAGCCCCTGGACCATCAGCCGCGTGGCTTGATGATTGGCACAGCGGTGTCCAGAACGGTCACGCCGTGGTCGGTGATTTCCTTGTGGTCACCGTGGTCCACCAGGAAACGGATCTTGGATGCACCCCAGATGGCGCCGATCAACATTTCCAGCTTGTCGCCGTGGTCGCCCGGCTCTTCGCTCCAGAAGAACGGGATGCCCGAATGTTCCGAAGCGCCGAAGGCCATCGCCAACGCCTGGCCGCCCAGCAGCAGGCCACGATCCACCGCATACTTGTCGGTGAAGGATGCGGGCACCAGCACGCCGGATTCCGTTTCGCTGTCGTAGGAGGCGCAATACTTGATTTCGTCGCCAGCGTAGAAGCGAATCGGCTTGGGGTTCTTCAGGATCAGGATGCCGTTCCACAGGCCTGCATCGCCCAGGAACAGCGGGTGATCCTTGGCCAGGCGGGCACGGGCCTGGGCATTGGCCTGGAAGGCGCGGAATGCCGGGTCCGTCGAGAAGCTGCTGTACTGGGCAGGCGAAGCCAGGAAGACGCGGATCGGGCTATCGGTCGCAGCCTGGTCGTTGTCGAACTCCACGGGAGGGGGAGGCAGCGGGATGCTATCGCCCCACTGGCGCACCGAATCCAGCACATCCATGCTGAGCGTGTCGGTGGTCGAGATAACCAGCTCGCCCGCGTTGTTCTTCAGCTCGGCCACAGCGCCAGCGCCGGCCACCAGGTGGCGGTTGCGCGATGGGGCCTTGACCTTGTTCACCATGATTTCGGCGAACTTGGGGTGCGTGGACACTGGCACAGACCATTCGATCTTGTGATCGTGGAAACCGCGAGCGCCGGCCAAATGGACCTGGATCGACTGGTCCAGGTACTGGTTCATCAGCTTTTGCGCCTTGGGGCGGGCCATGCGGCGCTGGTCGAACGGGCTGCGCAGCGTCGTCATGGTGTTACCCATGTCGATGGGGAAACGCGCTTGGTTCACACGCAGCTTGTCCTCGGAATAGGACATGCCGATACCCTTGCCCTCGGCGTACTCGCTGCCCATGATGGGGTAGCCGCCGATTGGGTTGTCCAAGTGGAAGGTGATTTCGTCACCCTTGTTCTTGGTCAGGTTGTCCGCGCGCACGATGGGCATCGAGGTCTTGGACTGTCGGCCCTTGGCAGCGGCCACGGCAGAGTCCACCTTGGGCATGGAGCCCGTGAGGTGGCGCATCTGGGTGTTGCGCTGGCTGCAGGTGTGGAAGACACCTACGGCCTGCTCGATCATCGCGCCTGGTGCGCCATGAGGGGTGTTGGTTTTCGTAGTCACGTCTGGCTCCTTAAACGGAACGGTTCAGCCAGGCCTCGAGCTGCGCGGGGGTCATGCCCTCCGTCGCTGCGTACATATCGGGGCCTGACATATCCGCCGTGGCGTCCAAGACCGAGGCGCCGCTCGCGTGTCCACCAGGAATGGACGACAGGCTTGCGGGTGGTGTGGTCTTGGCGCCAGCTACGGCGGCGCTTGCGGCGGCCTTGGGATCGGCTGCCGCTGTGGTGGTGGGCTTCGATGCATTCGCGCCCTTGAAGGCGTCGAACACCTCCACGATTTCGGAGGCGGTACCGCCGGTCTTGGGGTCAAAGAGAGCCCAATAGGCGTTGCGCACGACACTGGGTTGCGCATTCACCCAGTTCTTGAACTCCACGCTCTGGGCGATGGAGTCCGCGTCTGGGTGTTTGCTGTAGATGGCCTCGTAGTGCTCGGTAGCGGCATCCTTCTGCTGCTTGGCCTGCAGGGGGGCCAGGGCCTTGCCAACTTGGGCCTGAACCTGTGCCTCCACCTGCTGGTTGACCAGCTTCTGAATGCCTGCCGCAAGCGCTTCTTCGGAGAAGTCGCCGAACAGGCCCGCGTCCGCGCCCGCTTCGATGGCTGCCTCTGCAGTGGCAACCATGTTGTCGGTCTTGGTCGGGGCCTTGCCGGCGTCTGCCCGCTCTTGAGCCTGGGCCTGCAGGGCTGCCAGCTGCTGCTGGGCCTGCTCTGCCTGCTCTTTCCAGTGCTGCTCGCCCTCGCGGTGCTTCACCAGCGTTTCGTAGGGGATGGTGTGTCGGCCATCACGCGCCAGCACCACGGACTTGGCGGGGTCTTCCGCTTCGGTCGTGGTGTCGGGCGCACCCTTGTCGGTACTGGTGTCGGCGGCGTCGGGCTTGCCTGCCTTGTCATCGCCATCAGCTGGGGTCGTGGTGGCCGGTGCAGTGGTGGTCGCGGGCGCGCCACCGTTATCCAGCGAGATGCTGGTATCGCCCTCGGCCATGGCCAAAGCCAAAGCCGCCTGCTCCGGCGACAGAGCGCCGCCGATGTTGGAGTAATCGAAATCCTGAGTTGATGTCGTCATGACTGTCCCGCCACATATCGCCGTGGCCGCAGGGGGCCAGCAATCCGGTGCGAACGCCTGAGCGCCTGCGCCATCTGCTATTCATTCCGCAGCGCTTTCGCGCTCCGGTCTTCGCGTCACGCTGTCGCGCTCGGCTTGATAGGCACTGTCGATTCGGAGGACAAAATCTCTAAGCCCTATACCGGGCGGGCGCAAAAAAACCCGCTGTTGCGGGCCCTGCAGGGTGTGAGAGGGAGACAGGTCAAGCCCACGCGCCACCGCGCCAATACCGCGCCACCACGGGTCGCAGCCAAGTCCACATGCCAACGTCGTGCCGCTCGCGGGCGGTCAGCTGCTTGCGCGCTACGGACAGTGGCTTACCAATGGGATCAGCTGGCGCGAACAACTTCAGGCCGTCCGTCACAGCGTTCATGACGTAGAAGCAGGCAGCACGCACAGCGGTAAAACTGGCGGTGGCCACCTGGGCGGTGCTGGCAGCGATGAAGCCCAGGGAAGCGATACAGAGGGTCAGGAAACGTGAACGAGTGGTGGCCATGTGGTTCTCCAAGTAGATGCCGTGGCTGCCGGCGCAACCCCTTGCCATGACGGGGAAGCCCCATTCGACCCGCGAAGGCCGCGATGCTGAACCCCTATGCCGGGCGGGCATGAAAAAAGCCGCCTCTGTGGGCGGCTTGGTGGGGTGGTGCTGGCTACAGGTTGTCGCCTGGCGCCGCCGTCTCGATGCCGGTCTGGCCGGTACCGGGGTCTTGCGGCACGGGTGGGAAGTTGGGGCTCGTGTTCTCGCGAACGGGCGGAACCGCGCCTGCCTCGGCCTCCGCTTCGGGCGCAAGCTCTGGCCCCTGGCCCTGGATGTATGGGCTCTTGATGTTCATGGCCGCCGTCTGCGCAGGCACAGGGAAGTTCGGATCGTCGCCACCTGGGCTTGGCTTCTGGTAGCCCGCGCCCTGCATGATGGCGTCGGCGATGGGGGCGATCATCGGCATCTGTGCCACCTGGGCCGCGCCCTGCATCGAGCCGAATGCCGCCTGCACGCCGATCTGCACTGCCTGGGCCACGATCTGCTTGATTTCCGCGTCCGTCTTGCGCTCTTTCATGTCCAGCTCGCGCGCCTTGAGCTCGTTGCCGGCGTCCTTGAGCGCCTGGGCCACGGCTTGCTTGATGCGCTGCTCCACCTGCTCGGGCGATTCCTGGGATCCTGCCTTTTGCAGCGCTGTCACCAGCTGGTCCTTGAATGGCACGTCCATCAGGGAAGCCATCAGCGGCATCACCACGGCTTGGAACTGCGGCGGCATTGCCTTCACTACCTCGCTCATAGCGTTGAGCTGCTGGCCGCGATAGGTCGGGCTGCTCGGCACGTCCTCCAAGCCCACCATCAGCCGCGTGCGCTGCAGGTCATTGGAAAGGTAGGGGTAGCCCGTCACCGGATCTGCCTCTGGGTGGTTGATGACGATGGTGCGCTCTGGCGTGAGCGCATCGCCCGCGATCACCACCGTGGTTTCCTCCTTGCCCATGTCCTGCACGATCATCGACATCAGCAGCTCGCCCACCTGGGTGCGGCCACGCTTGAAGTTGCCCATCATGTGCGCCAGGCTCTGGTTTGCCTGGTCTACCTGGGTCTGCTCCTGCACGCCGCTGGTCGCGGTGCCGCGCCGGCCGCTGAATGCCCCTGCTGCAGCTGGGTTCACGCGCTCAATGGCCTGGCGCGCGCTGGCCAGCATGTCCAGCTGCTGCGCGTTCAGCTCGTAATCGCGCTCCACCTTGAAGGTTGCGCCCGGCTGCGCCATGTGGGCAGAGTCGAGCACGATGTCGGCATCGAGGCGGCCGATGGTGCGGCGAAACACATCGTCAGGCATAGCCACCGCGCCCTTGGTGCGCGTCACGCGGTAGGCACTCATGCCCCAGCGCAGCCGGCTGTTGCCGCTGTTGAGCGTGTCCTGCTGGTAGAGCATGTTACGGATGTAGCCGAAGGGCACGCGCGTGTTTTCCTCGCGGAAGCCCCAGAACGGCACATAGGGGAAGAAGCGATGCGCATAGGGCGTCGGGCCGTCGAACAGGACGTGAGGCCCCAGCCAATAGCTGCGGCGCACCCGCGCCACCACGGAGCGCCGGAACTCCACCAGGCGATTGGCCACCGCGTGAACGTGCGCGGGGTTCGCCTCGTCGTACTCCACCACCCGGCCGTCGCGGCTCTTGAGCACCACCACATCAACCCAGCGGCGATACCACAGCTCGGTCGCGCACACTTCCTTGTTGAAAGGGTTGTACCAGCGATCCTCGGCCAGCGTCCAGGAGCGTGCCACGTCAAAGGCACGGCTCATACCCGTGCTGCCACCTCCGTAGCCCACATCGTCGTACTCGCTCCACCAGCCCGTGCCGGCCTTGCCAAATCGGCGGATCAGCTCTGCATGCTCGGGGAACACCCGCGCCAGGCGGCTGGGGTGCATCCAGCGCTGACGGCGCAGCCACCGCGCATCGGACAAGTCATCCTCCTGCGCAGCCCAGTCCCAGTGAATCTCGTTTCGGTTGACGGCCTTGCACTGGTAGGGGAAGGCAAATGGGTCATCGCCTTTCGTCACCTCCACCCAGCCCAGCCCCACCCCGATCTGCGGATAGAAGGCCTTGCTGCAGGCGTCATCGGCCTTTGCGTTGCGCTCTGCCTCGTTGAGCTTGAAGCTGATGGCGTCGGCCACGTCCTGGCCGCCTGGCTGGCCGTTGGCAGTCACGCGCCAGTCTGTGCGGGTCGCTTCCTCGTGGCCGCGAATGCCTTCGAGCGCCGCGCCGATCAGGTTCTCCATGGATGGGGGAATGCCCAGTTTCTTCTGCGCCTCCAGCAGCTCGGTCTTGAGCTGGTTGCCCTCGGCATAGTCCATCTCCCGGTCAGCCACTGGGCGCCAATCGCGGGGCTGGTTGTCGATTTCCTCGTGGATCTCGCGGTACTCGGCCACCGTGAGAGGGCCTTCCGGGGTGTCCACAGGATCAAGTTCGGTCTGTGTGTCGTGCATGGTGTGGTCCTCAATGGCAAACCGGGTCCGGGGCCTCGGTGTAGTCGTTCCTCGTGCTGGCCGCGCTGGCTATCAGGCCCAGCTCCTTGGCCTGCGCGTACTGGCGGAAGGCGTCTGCGCCCTCGCTGCAGCCGTTGCTCTTGTCTGGTGTCTCGTCCAGGTATCGAGAGTCGGCGGTGCTCCACTTCTTCTTGTAGTGGGTCAGGCGCTCGATGCCCTGCTTGGTGCCGTCCAGGTCAAACCAAGCCGTCTTGATGTGCTTGCGTGTCGCGTAGATGCCGGTCATCAGCTGGCTCACTACCGGCACGATGAAGAACGTCTGCCCTGGCAGCAGCAGCTGCAGCTGCTCCTTCACCGAACGGTTGTAGTCACTCAGCTTCTTGTGGTCGGCGTCGTGGGGCAGGAAGTGCGCGCCGTAGACGTAGCCGCGCTTCTGCAGCTCGTGGGCGTAGTGGCGCAAGTCCTCGTTGTGGCCCTCGTAGTACCAGATAAAGCGGTCTTCCTGGCCCAGCATCTGCATGAACCAGATCGCGGTACCGTCGCTGCGGCCGATGTCCCAGAAGGTGTAGACGGGAAGGTCAAGCGTTGGCACGTCGGTGATGCCGCCGCGCTTGCGGAGGATCATCAGCTCCTTGGCGAAATAGTTGCCCGCCACGCTCTGCTGGAAGGCCTCGGCCGGCGAGCTTGGGTACTCGCGCCACATCCGTTCCTCGGCGCCCGCGAAGTCGTTGCGCTGCTTCTCCGCGTACCAGGCACGCTGGCCGCCGTCGATCTTGCAGCCCATCAGCTGCTCAATCTCGTTGAAGTAGTCGATCAGCTCGTCGCCGATGGATACCCCGGCTGGATCCATGGTGTAGGTGGGGTCTTGCCACCAGGCATAGAAGTGAAAGCGGTACTGCGCACGTGTGAGCACCGCCTTGCCCGTGACCAGCGCCATGGCCCGCTGACACATCTTGTAAAACTCGCCGTCTGTGCCCTCGGCCGTGGACTCAACCACGATGATGCCGCTCAGTGGCACGGCCTGGAATGAACCCGTGACCACTTCCTCGGCCTTGGCCGGGAACTTGGCGCATATCTTCCCGAACTCCGACACATGCAGCCGGTGGATCGTGCCGCCGCGCACCGACGTGGCCACGCGCAGGCTGCTCTTGTTGTGCGCGAATACCAGCTCCTTGGTGCTGGCGCGTGCCAGGGGGAAGCGTTCGCGGATCTCTTCGGGTAGGTGGTCGTAGGCAAACACAACCTTGTCGCGGAAGATGGCCTCGGCCGTCTCGCGGTCCTGGGCGATCATCCCGCAGCGCTGGCTGGCGTTCCACATGGCGTGATCCAGCCACATGATGGCGATCAGGGTAGTAAAGCCCAGCTGGCGGGCTTTCAGGATCAGGTTGCGATGCCACAGGCGCTTGATGAAGCGGCGCTGCGCCCTGTTGGGCTTGAAGGGCTGCACAAAGCTCTCGCCCTCGTCTATGACATTGCCCTGCGCGTCCTTCGTCTCGTCACCCTTGACGATGATCTGGTAAAGCGCGCCGGAGAACAGGCGCCATTCAGGATCAGCCAGGCAGCGCTCCAGCTCGCCCGGGTCAGCAGGAAGGTGCCCGGCAGGGATAACGTGCGGGCCGCGCTTAGCGCGCTTGGCGCCCTTGGCGCCCTTGGCTGCCCAATTGCAGCCCAGTTGGTCGTCTAGCTCGAGCCCGCGCTCCACGTCAATGACGGCCTCATCGTCGTCAAGGCAGCCAGGCTCCTGCACAGCTGCTGGAACACGAGGGGCAGGTACACGCGCCGCAACCAGGGCGCGGCGGCTCTTAGTCGCCATCGTCTTCCACCTCCTGGCGCGGCGTGAAGGCGCTACCACCAGGGGCGGGCTCGTCGCTCTCTGGATCGTTCTGCACGGGCGTGAACCCGTTGCCGTTGCCGCCGGCAATGCGATGCAGCAGCGCCGATAGAGGGTCGGTCTTCTGCTGGTTATCCTTCTCGTACAGTCCCAGGTGCTTCCACAGCTTTTCGGCAAATGCCTCCTTGCTGTGCGTCAGCACCTGCAACCCATCCTTCGTGCGCTTGACGCCGGCATAGAGTTGCACTGCGGCCGGACTCAGATAGCGCGTGTCCTTGATAACCTCGCGTGCATGACCATCGCCCACACATGCAGTGCAGTCAGAGTGTGGCGGAAGATGAGGGTTGAAACCGATGCCACCCATTTCATCGAACTCTGCGGGGTCCTTACCCGCTTCCAGCCATTGCCCACGATCACGGTTCATCTCGCTGACCGTGCGCTGATATCGGAAGTTCTCTCCCCAGCAGTGACGACAGCAAGCAACCTTAGTCTCAATCAGCTCCCGTGCATCAGCGGTGGCAATGAGCCAGGCCTGCTGCAGCATGGCGTCGGCGGTGATTTGAGTGCGTTTCTGCTGCTCCTTCCGAGCTTCCGCGATGGCGATCTGAATGTAGGGTTTTGTTAGGTTTTCGTGCCCGATGAACCGGGCTGTATCCGGGCTGTATCCGGCGCGAATGGCCGCCTGAGTGCCGTTCAGGTCGATCAGGTATTCCTCCACAAAGCGCTGTTGTTTCGGCGTCAAGCCCAAATATGGTGGTTCCTTGGGCTTTGGCTTGGCCTTCCGCACAGCAGCTCCCGGCTTGGGGACTGGCTTTGTCGCAGGCTTGGAAGCGGGCTTGGCTGGCGTCCGGGCTGCGGTCTCCTTCGGTGCCGGCGCTTTACCCTTGGGCGCAGGCGCGGCTTTGCCTGCAGGCTTCTTCACGGCTGCTGCAGGCTTTTTGGTGGTCTTACGGGGCGCAGGCTTCTTGCCTGCCGGTGATGTGGCCATGCGCGCCAGTGTTGGCCCGCGCGCACGTTTGGTCTAACCCTATGCTGGGCGCGAAAGAAAACCGCCCGAGGGCGGCCTGTAGTTGGTGGTAAGGGCGTTCAGCCCAGCATTCCCAGCGCCTTTATGAAGCCATCTGCCATCGCCTTGGCGCGTACTTCACCCAGCTCGCCATACTGGCCGGGCAGGAATGCCGCTTTCAGCAGCAGCGCGCTTTCTTCGTTGTGGGTGAAGACCATCTTGTGTACCTTCCCGTGGCGCAACAGCGTCTCTACAAACAACTCCACTTCGTACTTGCGCCAGTCGAATGGCGCCTCGTGGGGGTCGTAGTCAAAAGACGGGAATGGGGGCATCACTGCCAGGCGAACACGGCCCTGTTGCATCAGCAGCTCGCGGGCTGCTGATGTCAGCTCCACCACAGTGATGGGCTCCATGTCGTTGGTGTAGATGACTACTCGGTGATCCATGATTTATGTCTCCAGGTCCAGCGGCTGCTGGTTGGCGTTCGATCGCTGCGCGCGTATGGCCTTGTTCTCGCGCTCCAGGCGCTCCACCCGGGCCGCCAGCTCGGTGGCCAGGTACAGGTGCTGGTTGGTGCTGTTGATGAGGATGGCTTGCCCCGTGGCGCCCACGCTCAGCATGGCAAGGGCGCGGTCCTCGCTGGGCGTCAGGTGCAGCACCACGTCCTGCGCGCCATCGCGGCCGGCAATCTCGATCATGATGTAGCCGCTGTCCAGGATCGTCTTGCTGATGTTGCGCGTCGGCGGGTATTCCTCCACCAGCTCATAGACGCCCCGCAGCAGGCGCTTGAGCTTCACGTCGCCCACCAGCGCGCTCAGGCGGTCGTCCACAATCGACAGCTTGAGCCCCGTCAGCTCGGCCACGGTTTCTCGCGTGGCGATCTGGTCCTTGGCGCGCAGTTCGCGCACTGCCTCCAGCACACGTATCGTGCTCGGGATTGGCTTGGTCGGCGTATCGGCCTGCGTCTCAGTTTGCATCGCTTCCTCCTTCCTGCCACTGGGGCACCTTAGCCGGCCAATGGCCAGCATCCATGATCTGTTTACGTGTGCGATGGGACATGGCCCGGCCCAGCTCGATGTGCGCCTGGCGGCCACCGGGCACCAGGCGGTACTGATCGAATGCTGCGTGGCACCCCTCAATGCCCGGCCGGTCGCAGCACAGCGGCATGCCACGACGGTCATCCACCTTGAGGCGGGCACCCTTGCCCTCGTTCTCGTGCGCATGCTGGCTGTAGCCCGCGATGCTGCACCAGGCACATGGCAGGGCTGCCACCAGCCGGCGGTAGGGCTCGCTACGCAGTGGCTGCTCCTTTACCACTGCAGCCACAGGAGCCGTGCACATCGCCATGGCTACGCGGGCCAACGGCTGGGCCAATCCGCCCTGCAGGGCGCGCTGGGCACGTTCGTCCAGGCGCTGCTCACGGGTGAGCACCAGGGGCACACTGGGAGCACGGCTGTTGAAACCGGTGCGTTTCATAGGAGAGCTACGCATCATGGTTTGTCGCCCTCCCCGGCCAACTCCAGCTCCGCCAGCTCAACAACAGCAGCGGTGATTTGGCGGCGGTGCCGGATGGCTGCAGTGCACAGGTAGTGGTGCTGCTTGGCAGTCAACGGCGCTGGCGTCTGCTCCAGGGCACGCAGCGCCATATCCGCGGCGAAGCGCTTTGTGCCGATGCCCGGAAAGAACGTGCAGGCGGCCAGAGCGCAAGCTATGGTTTTCTGGTTTTCGGTCATTTGCCTGGCGCCTTTACTGCTGTGGCATTGCGGTACTGCCAGGCCACCATGGCCGCGTCACGCTCGTGCTGGTTGCTGCGCTTGGTCCAGCCGGAGATACGGCCGAAGGCATCTGCGTCCACCTTGGCGCCCTTGGCTGTGGGGCTGATACCGTGCGCCGGCAGACCGATGTCACCGCAAATGGCTGTAATCAGCGTGCACCATGCATCCACCTGGCCCACGCTGCGCGCCGTTGCAAGGGCGGCACCGTAGGCCCCCTTTTGGCGGGCGTTCCACAGTCGTTTCTCCAAGCGGCTGTCTTCAAACACGACGCGGCCAACACCAGCAGAAGCCCAGCCACGCAGGTGGCGTTCCAGCTGGTACGGCTCAATGGTCAGCAACTCGGCCAGCTTGCCTGCCTTGTAGATCGCCACACCGGTTGCAGCACCAGGGTCTATGCCTAAAATCATTTGAAAAGTCCTGCAAAGGGGCCACCAAAATCCACCCACATCCGGTTTTGGCGGATGCCCTTGATAACGCTCAGGTTCACGCCGTACTCCTTGGCCAGTTCGTTGCCGGTCTTGGTGGATTGCCGGATTTCGGTGGCCTTCTGCATGGTCAACTTGGCCGACGGGCTGGCCCGCTTGGCAGCGGCCACCTTCATGCGCCGAGACAGTGAAGAAAAAGCCCCGCGCTTGGCGGCGGCCCGTGCCACCTTCTTGGTGGTGGAGGTCTTGACGTGTTCAGGGTTACAGCACAGCCTCACATCGCAAGTGGTGATGACTGGCTGCCGGGGCTTGGGCTCATCGCCCTTCAACGTGGCCACCACGCGGCGCACATAGAGGCAGGGGCCGCCGTGCCGCTTCATCGTCGGGTAGCCGCCATTGCTGACCGAGTTCTTCCAGATCCAGCAGTCACCCACCTCGTCGCAACGATCATGGATCTCATTCAAGGTTATTTCTTTGCTCATGGCTGGGGGGCCTTGTCTCGTGTGAATCTCAGGTTGCCGATGCTGTTGCGCTCCAGGAAACCTTTGCGCTCAAGGGCGGCGGCATGGCACACGGCTGAATTTGCCGAGCGAAAGCCGAAGTGGCGTGCGATTTCGGGCATTGGCGGCAGCTGGTCGTTTTCCGCGTGGAATGCGCGCATGAAGTCCAGCACCTGCTGCTGGCGGCGTGGAAGCGTGGTCATGACTTGCCCTCCTGTGCCAGGCGCTGCTGCACGCGCGCATCCAGTTCGCGCTTGTAACGGGCCACCCGCATGCGCTCCATGCGCTCAGCGGCGCCAGCGCGGCGAGCACGGCCGGCCACCTCATCGCGCAGCTGCGCCAGCCGGGCGCGAACTTCTGGCGCCGCCTCGCGTGCGCCTTTGCCCTCCTCCACACGACCGGTGAGCATGGCGACTGGGTTGAAAACTGGTGCAGGCAGGGCCACGGACATTTCCTGGGCTGCGTGCTCAGGGGTGATGTAGCCCAGGGCCAGTGCCTTCTCGATCGCGGGATCGCGCATGCTGCCGTCCCAGCCGATGGACACAGAGACGGTGGGCAACGTCTTTGCCTCGCGGGCGAAACGCACCACCCGCTCGTAGGCGGCGATGAACGCCATGCGGCCACCCACCATGTCGCCGGCCTGGGCCACTGGACGGGCCACGCTCCATGCATCCATCATTTCGTTGGTCCAAACCACCGTGGCGCGCTCGTCCAGCGCCGACGACGCAATGGCCCATGCCTCGTTGGCTGTCGGCCGGCCCACGGCATCATCGATGCGGTCCAGGATCGCTTTGGGCGTCAATCGCCCTGTGTGCTCGTTCCTCACGCGGCTCAATGCGCGCTTGAGTACCTGTTGCGGGAAGCACATGAGGTCTTCGGCCATCAGCGCTGCAGCGTTCGGGCTTAGTTGCTGGCCCAGCAGCTCGGCGGTGCCGATCAGCTCCTGAATCAGCCAGACATCGCGGTCCTGGTCATAGAACTGCTGATCGCTCATGCTGCAGCACCTCGCGCTTCACGTTCTGCACGCTTGGCGCGCATGATGGCCACAGCCTCGGCAGCGGCGTCGTAGTTCGACTGGGACTGGTCGACCTGCTTTGCACGGGTGCCGGTCATCGTGGTGTTGGTATGGAACTGAGTGGCCCACTTCTCGGCGTCTGCCAGCAGCAGCTTGACCGGGTGCATCTGCTTGACCACGAACTCCTCGTTGACGCGGCGCACGTAGTGGATCGCAACCCGGGGCGCCAGCTCAATGCCGATGCGCTCGATCAGGTTGGCGATTTGGCCGCCCACGGTCCCGTTCCAGATTGGCCAGCTGCCATACCGGCCGTGGTAGGCAATCGCGTAGGCGATCCAGGTCTTGTGCGAGCGGGTGCCTTCGCCGGGATAGCGCAGCTCACCAGGGATTTCGTGCACAGTTCCGTTCGGCGCCGTGATAACCATCGGTGCAGCAGGCGCAGCAGCTTCATCCTTCGGGGCGGCTTCGCGTCGCTTGCGACGTGGGGCCGAATAACTCTTTGCAGTAGTCTCTGCAGTACTCTTTGCAGTAATCTTTTCTTTATTAACGGATTGCGTTTTTGTCGCTCCGCCAACTGCGTTTTCCGCACCCGGCGAACTGCGGTTTTCGTTCTCCGCCAACTGCGCATTCCGCATTTCCCGAATTGCGTTTTCGTCGTTCGGGAATTGCGTTTTCGTCCATGCCTCAAAAGCCACGTCCACCGCCTCCAGATCCAGACGGAAATAGATGCGGTGCTGCAGGCGCTTGTGTGTCTCTTTCAAGAAGCCCAGCTTGACCAGGTTGGAGCGGGCGGTGGCCTGCTCGCGGTAGGAAAGGCCTGTTTCCTCGGTCCATTCCTCCGCGCTTTTGTAGACGCCCTTCTCGTCGTCGACACGGCTTTGCCAGTAGTGCAGCTGCGTGAAGAAGATGGACGAATTGATGCTGCCAAAGAACTTGGACAGCTTGGGGTAGTACGCCAGCGCGCGGCCGACGTCTGCCAGGGAGTGCGACAGGCTCATGAGTGCACCTCGCAGCCCTGCGCCTTGGCGGCCAGGTGCTTGCCCCACTCCCCCGCCACCCAGGTCACACCCTTGGGGGTGAAGCGAGTAGCGTTGAATGCGTGCTCATTGCGGGTGGCGACACCAGCGCGGACAACGAAGCGGCCGGCATCGATGTGCTGCTGGTAGGCAACCCACTCGCCGCCCAGGCGGTACATGATCTTCTGGTCCTGCAGCCAGGCGCGAAACTCGTGCTCATTGGCGCGCAGCAGCTTCGCCACCTGGCGAAACCCCTTGGCGCCGTTGGCGGCCACGTAGCGATCCACGTATTCAACCTTGGGCGCGGCCAGCGCCAGCTGCTCTGCCTGCTGCTCGATCTGCTCGGCTTGGTCGGCGGCCAGGCGCAGTGCCTGGGCCATCGTCTGGGGCACCGCCGGTGCTTGCTGGGCCTCCAGCTCCTGCCAGCGCTTGACCACCTTCATGCGGGCCACAGGGTCATAGCCCAGCAGCAAGGTGAGGCTGGTGTCCTTGTCCAGCAGGTACTGGGGGTATTCCTGACCGTTCTCGCCGGCGTAAGTGCTTGAAATACAGACAGAACGCAATTCTGCGTTTTGCTCCAGCGCCAGCATCATCGTGCGAATGTCCCGCATCACGTCGGCATGGCGCTTGCCGGTGAGCTCAGCTATCTCGCAGCTGCTCATGGTGGGCACGGCCACCGGTGTGGTGATCGCTGTCATGCGCCACCGCCGATCTGGGGCAGGCCGCGCGCGGCAAGGTGGCGCAAGGCCTGCAAGTCAGATTTCGTGATTACGACCTGATCCTTACCCACAATGTTCAGATTCAGCGCTGCAATAAAGAGAGCAAAGTTCTCTATGCTGCTGTCCTTCAAGCGCGAAATCGTTGACTCGGATGTGTTCATCTTGTCTGCGACCCGGACCTGGCCCATATCTGCAAGGGCGTTGCGCAAAAGGGTTTCGATCTTGCGTGCGCTTTCACGCACGTCTTGAGAAACTTCAGCCATGGCAAGACACTTTCAAAAAGCAGTGGTTATCAAAATTTCGGTGAGCGCGCGGCAGGCGCTGGCGCGGCGCGTGCGCGGCTTGGTGGCTGGTGCTGGCGCTGGTGTTCATGCGAAGGCCCAGACTGCAGCGAGCACCAGCACGACAGCGCCAAGCAGCAGCGCACCGCGCGTCGAGCGCGATGGCCCGGCGCGGGTCGCGTGTGTTGGTGTGGAATCAACGAGTGCTGCGAGCGATTCGCCGCAGTTGCAGCGGCCGCCGGTGTGCACTGCACATGTGTCGATGTGGATGGAGTCACCCATTGGTGCCCACCTTGTCGTTGTCTGGTTCCTGCGCGCGCAGGTAGGCCCAATCAACGTCGGGCCGGATGTCCTCGCAGCGAACGGCACCAGCGGATTCGCGATCCAAAGCGATGCACAAGCGCTCACCGATTCGTTGGCCAGTGCTGATCGCTTTGCGCAAATAGCCCTCGCTCGTCTTGCACGCGGCGGCGTATGCGCTTCGTTCAGTCTTGCTCAGACTGTTGAGGTACTTGAGGAGTTTGTCCATGATGCATTATTACTGTTTAGTAATGCATCAGCAACTCCTTTTGGTGATTTACCTCTTAGTAATTGAGAATGAGTGCATGGCTACAAGATCAGACGCAGCAATCCAAGATGCAACCAATCGCAGACTCCGTCTGCGACGTTGGATAGATGATCACTTTGGTGGTTCGCAGGCTGCTTTCGTTGCTCGTCACGGATTGAACCAGGGGGAGATCTCAGCTTTGTTGAAGGACAAATCTTTTGGAGGAGTGAAGGCGCGCAACCTTGAGGCATCAACCGGTATGCCAGAACGGTATCTCGACTCGCGGGATGAGGCTGCAGCTACACCGGTGAGCATCCCCTTGTCTAGGCGCGAAGTGCTTCCTGACGGTTACGTGCGACTTGAACACCTCTCCCCAACACCCTCCATGGGACCGGGGACCTCATTGGCAGAGCCGATGCACGTCGTTCGTCATTTGGACGTTCTCGAAAGTTGGGTGCGTCAAAAGGTTGGCAGCGTTGACTATGACCGGATCAAGATCCTCACCGGCTGCGGGCAGAGCATGCTGCCCACAATCCACGATCAGGACCTCGTGTTCGTCGACATCAATCAACGCACCATCGACGTTCCTGGAATCTACGTGGTGGACGTCTACGGGCGCTTCCTTCTGAAACGGGCGTTGATCTTGTCGGACGGCACGCTCATTCTAAAGAGCGACAACGTGGAAGAGTTCCCTGACGAGGAACGGATTGACCTGCTCAAGGCAGCCGACACGGTCACTGTGGCCGGTCGTGTGAAGGCCTGGTGGACTTTAAGGCATGGCTAGGTCAAAATGTAACCTCCATTAACATTTGGAGGTTTTCATGAAGGTTATCCTCGCGCTAGTTTTGGCTGTTGCCAGCTTTGGAACGTTCGCTCATTCGGGCGGCACGGACAAGAATGGTTGTCATGTAGACAGTCGCACTGGAACCCGACACTGCCATTGACTGCCGAGCATGCGCATCCTCGCTACCCTGCTGCTTAATCTCGCTTTAACGACACACGCCTGGGCTGACAAGTACGGTATCGATGAGGCGATGGGCGAAAGTGACGCCTCTATAGGGGACTTGTTCTTCACAGCCCTCATCATTTGGGCGATCTACTGGCTCTGGAAAAAGTTCTTTGGTTGAAATTACTGTACAAAACAACAGTATTTAGATAACCTAGATACTGTGTTTTTAACCAGTAAAGGAGCAAGCCTTGTCCGCCATCAATGTCACCCTCCGCGATGCACCCACGAAGATGTCTTCTGAAGGCGTTGCAGCTGCAGAACAGAAGTTTTCCACCATCCTCGCGAAGCAGTTTTCAAGCCAGGACTCTATGAGTAAAGCTTACAAGGCCTACCAGACGGCCCAGGACGGCGATGTGCCACTGAGTACACAAGCCCAAAGCCAGGCAATGGCATTCCATAACGCTGTGACCAAGGCCACACAGCTAGCGCTCGGTGGTTACAGACCAACAGAAGATACACGGTTCGATGTGCGTCTCAATTGAGACGCCATGAGAAGCAAGCCGCTCGATGAGCGGTTTTTTTTCGTCTTCACCCAAGAAGATCACCATTTGGTATTGCAAAATAAATTACCTAACAGTAATATGCATCACCGGCTCAAGTTGACCGGTGGGTGCAAGGTGATCGAGCCAGCGCCCAGTTCTTGCAGCTGGCACGGCTGCTTAAACCAGGGCCTCCGCAGGTGGGATCAAACAGCGGGCTACAAAAGACCACATGCGCCATACCACTGAATCAGCCACCGCACCGGACGGGTAAGAGCTGTGGATCTGGGAAAGGCCCATCTAAGTACCAGCCCTGGGACATGTACGGGGATGAGGCGCGACGCCAAGAAACAAAAGTCGATGGGCGAAGACGGCCCACCACAACGGTCATGCCGGTTGGAATCCCGGCACACCGGTCCTCGCAAGAGGGCCATCAAGGAAGCCAGCGTGTCTAAGCCCCGTGGGCGACTGGCGCCCGCATGCGGGGCTTCCTTGATGGTTACTCAGCCGGAGCGCCCAGCAGTGGGTGGCGAGTAACTCACTGCAGTCCATGGCATGCCTTACACAGCGGGGGTGCGCATGGACGGACAGCGGGAAAGACTGCCCTGATTCCTTACACCCCCGAGAAGGGGCTAACCGTGATCTAAGCACGGGATGAAGTCATGGAGCTGGCGAGCTGTGCAAGGCAAACCGGCCGAGGCGATATGTCGCTCCCGCTTGCACCATCGCCCCGCATTTGTTTCCGCCGCGCCTGGGGTACCCCTCCTACCCCTCCCTCTCGATTCCCCAGGCACGCCGCAAGGCAACGGCTTTTTATTCGGTACCGCAGCAGGTAGGGCTGCGGGCCATCAAGCAAGGGCCCTGGTTCCTTCCACCCGTCTCTATCTCTGCCGCCCCGCCCGGGGCATCCAGGGTTCTTGCTTGATGGTGATTCAGGACGTGCATTCTTTCGGCAGCTCTGATGTCTCTTCTTATTGCCGGAATCATGTATCTGTCTGTTACGATAGCCCCACACCATTGAAAAGGAAAAGGGGAGAAGATTGTTCCGGTTCATTCTTTATTTACTCATCGCTGCAGCGGCTTGGAAGGCGTACACCTCTTATCAAGAGAGAACAGCTGCTGTACACACACCCGATTTGCTCCGATCTGAACCACGCGAGCGTGAGGTAGATGTTGGCAGCAAGACGCCGGCACCTCCGAAATTTCAATGTGATGGCCGAACTCATTGCTCTCAGATGACCTCATGCGAGGAAGCCACGTTCTTCCTGCGCAACTGTCCCAACACGAAGATGGACGGCAATAACGATGGAGTGCCTTGCGAAAGGCAGTTCTGCGGCTAAGACATTTGTATAGAAACCCTCCCGTCCGTTACCCCACGGGCGTTGCAGCCACCTTCACCGGTGGCTTTTTTTTCGCCAGAACCACGGCGCCCCTCCAGTCGGCGCTTTCGCCCGCTTTGAAAGCGGGCTTTTTTCTTTGGAGCCCTCCCCATGCAGCGTGTCATCCCCACCGAGCCCTACAACTCCGACCCGGAAGCCCACTACATGCGCGGTGCATCCCGGCCTGGCCCCGTGTTTGCGCCAGCATCCGTGGGCATCGTTCCTCTGGGATGGCTGCTGCTGGTTGGCGTCATCGCCTTCTTGGTGCTGCTGGCCATGGCTTGGCCCGCGCCTGCTCTGCCTAAGGAGCCTGCGTTGAAGAAGGCGGCGGCCAGTGCCTGGGTGTGCCCGGGCATGCATGCCGAGTGGATCGACGAGAAGACCGTGCAGTGCATGAAGGAGAGCAGCCTGTGAAAGTCCTTCAATTTCTTTTTGCCTGGCTGATGTTTTCCGCCGTCGCTTTGTTGGCAGCGGCTTACATGTCCGGCCTCCCGATCTAAATAGCAACGACCACCACCCTTTAGGACTGTTATGGACAACGACACCACCCTGCCGCCAGGCGTGCACCGCGAAACCAACGAGATCCCGGCCGATGAGGCCAACCACGCTATCGAGGCTGTTGCGCATCCGATCATCGACTTGATGAACGAGCACACCAAAAAGCACGGCTCCATTACAGCGCTATACGGCTGCTTGTACGCCGCTGGAGCAGCGCTCGCCAGCTACGGCGCAGCTCTGGATGAAGGCATTGACCTCCGCGTGCAGCTTTCGCCTTTGTTTGAGGGCTACCACAACCAGCAAGCCAATCAGACCCACTGATAGCGACCACTCCACCCACCCACCCGCCCGCCCGCCTTTGCGCGGGTTTTTTTCGCCTGTTTCCCTGAAAGACCAACTATGTACAGCAATCGACTCTCCTCCCTTCTGGCCCTGTCCATCCTGGGTGCCGTGCTGGAAGCCAAGCACAGCCAGCGCGCCAAAGCAGCCCCATCCAAAGACGATGCGGCTACCCCCGTCACGGATAAAGCTGCTCCCAGCCAAAACGCGGCTCCTTGTGCTGAAAGCATCGCTGACTTCGTCCGGGAAAAATTCGGGCTGCACGACCTGGACCGTGCGGCCGCCACTGCTGTGGGAGCATCCCCGATGCGCGTCTCGAGCAAGCCAAGCGGCCCTTGCGAGTGCGCAGACTGCGCCAGCGATGTCAAGGTGGTTGACATGACCCTGCCCATCCCCAGCGAAATCGCCGAGGCGGCAGGCATGAATGCCCAGAACTTCGACGTGTACAGCTCCAGCGGTCGTGTCATCACCCTGATGGCGGCGGTGCGCACCCAACTGGAAGCGCTGGCAGCGACGGCGCCAGATTCGGATCAGAAGGCCCGACTCCTCGCTTCCAGCATGAACACCCAGGCCGCCATCGACGTTCTGCAGTACCGCCCAGGTGGTGCAGCAGCCGGCGAAAAGTCCCCCCCACCCGAAGCCGGCCGCACCTGAGCCGACATCGTCACCCGCCCGCGACCGCGGGCATTTTTTATGGAGGCCTGAATGGCTCAGAAACTTATCAACCCCACCAAGAAGGTGGATCGCAAGTCCTTTGAGGACTTCTTGGCAGCGCTGCCCGACCTTCGTGAGGATCTGGCCGACGCCCTCAACGACATGGTTCACGCCAGCACCGAGACAGGCAAGGTCAGTGAAATGACTTTGAAAATCAAGCTCAAACCCCAGGGCGGCAACGCCGGCCAGGTCGAGCTGGACACCGACGTGAAAACCAAGCTGCCCCAGCCGGTGCGCGGCAAGACCCTCATGTTCGCCACGCCCAACAACAACCTGCAGCGCGAAAACCCGCGCCAGCAGACGCTCGATGGCCTGCGCACCGCAGACCAGGAAGCTACCGCGCAGTCCGAGTTGCGCAAAGCCCCCGAAGAAGCGCCAGCAACCCCGCTGCGCGCCGTCCACTGATCCGGCCCGCCCGGGATCAGTCCCTTCTCCCAACCGTCCACCACATAGGAGTACCCCATGGACCTGAATGAAATTCGCACCGAAGTTGCCGCCAACGATGCCCTGGCAGCCTGCAACCAGCCCACCCGCTTCATCGGCGCCACCCCCGTGGTGCTGATCCCCGACAACTTCAACGCGGTCGATCTGGAGCGCATGCTGGACGCACCCACGCGCAAGCGCGGTACCACCACGCTCAACGATGCCGAATCGTTCATCGCCGTGGTCAACGACCAGTCCGACGACAGCACCCGCCTGTTTTCAACCATCAACCCGCCCACCTTCACCGCTGTGTTCAACCACAACGCTGACGGCGCAGGCTGGGGCGACCATCGCGCCAAGTACGACGCGCCGCTGTCGCCCGAGTGGAAGGCCTGGACCGGCATTGATGGCAAGAAGCACAACCAGCTGGATATGGCGCAGTTCCTGGAATCCAACATGGTCGATGTGGTCTACATCAAATCGGCCGCCGGCGAGCCCGGTAGCCCCGATGGCGCCACCCTGCTGGAAATCTGCCGCACCCTCGAAGCCACCAAGAAGGTGAACTTCAAGAGCAGCGTGCGCCTGACTGATGGCTCTACCCAGTTCACCTACGACGAGGACGTGGCCGGCAGCGCCGTGAAGGGCACCATGACCATTCCCGAACAGTTCTCCATCGGCGTGCCGGTGTTCGAGAACGGCGAGAAGTACCGCCTGGACGTGCGTTTCCGCTACCGCATCGCGGACGGCGGCCACCTGGTGATGTGGCTGGAGCTGATCCGCCCCCACAAGGTGATCGAGGATGCTGTGAAGCAGCTGCGCGCCCACATTGCCAAGGAAACAGGTCTGCAGGTGCTCAACGGCGCAGCCTCCATCTAATCCCACCACCCCTACCGAAGCCCGGCCCCGTGCCGGGCTTTTTCATGGGCTATGACCAGAGGGCGCGCCGCGTCCTGTGCTGATACCCCAACCCCTAACCTACCAGCCAGCCCCGCGCTGGTCTTTTGCTTTCCGAGGCACCCATGCGCCATCCACACGACATCGAAGACAAGCCCCACAAGCCGCAGGCCTGGGAATACCAAGGCGCCGAGCTGCGCCAGAACCCCGGCATGCTGCCAGGGCGCATGCACGCCTACTCCCTACCCAGCCGTGTGGGCGGCCGGCTGTACTACCCAGATGGCCGAGTTGAGCGCTTCCCCGGTTCTGAGGAAGCCGAATGAGCGCGCCAGCACCCTTTAGTCAACAGCGCTAGCACCACCAACTATGCGCTGCGCCAACTGTGGCGCTCCAGCATTCCGCGACCTATAGAACGTCTTGGCCTGCCATGCAGGCATTGACTCTACTGGTTATCTTTATATTGTGCAATATTCTTAATAATTCCATTAACTGCAGCTATTATTCGAGTGGATTCTTTTAACTTGTACTGCGTTTTACTCATTAAAGGACCGTACATATCCTTGCTACTAGTGTCACCCACTTTTCTACCAAGCAAATATTCTTTATATTGCACCAATAATTTCTGAAGGCTAAAAATCGACTTCATTAGTTCAATTGGCAAATTTTTTGACAAAAGGAGACGCATTGTTTCTTGCAAATCAAGCACTCTTTCGACGGAGTTAGGGTTTTCTATTGGAAGTTCTTTAGCCATGCTTTGAGCAATAAGTCCTTCTGCTAAAGAGGCATATTTCTTCGGCTTAATTTCTGTATCTCTTATTACCGAGAGAACTGCATTACACATCTCCAAGCAAATTTCAGCCATTAAAATATTATTTTCTTTAATCTGATGTAGGTGCGCCTCTTTACCACTTCGGTGTTGCCACCAAACTCCCCCCATTGCTGTAATTATTGCTAGTAAGCTACCAATCGCTTGAACCCAAGAAGCCAGCCCCGGATGCGACTCCACCCAACTGAGAATATGGTCAAGAAAAAAGTGAATGAACGCACTAGCGAGCAACACTGCCAGCAATAACAGCACAAATGCTTGAAAACAATCTAAGCCGAATGGCAGGCGAAACCCATTCTTCTGTTCACTCATTAATTCCCCTCAGATGTGGCTTGCGAGCATAACTCGCATGTATTGTCACATCAACAACATCCCGCCCTGAGCACTCACGGCGGGCTTTTTTTCGCCCAGCACCATGAAACGTGACGCTTTTACTCTCCCCCTGGCCTTCCCCGGCGAATTGATCATCGACAACTTTGCCGGCGGCGGCGGCACTAGCACCGGGCTGGAGGCTGCTTTCCGGCGGCCGGTGGACATCGCCATCAACCACGACCCCGAGGCCCTTGCCATGCATGCGGTCAACCACCCGCACACCAAGCACCTGTGCGAAAGCGTGTGGGATGTGAAGCCGGCCGAGGTGACGGGCAACCAGCCGGTGGCCCTGGTCTGGCTGTCCCCAGACTGCAAGCATTTCTCCAAGGCCAAGGGCGGCACACCAGTGAACAAGCGCATTCGTGGCCTGGCCTGGGTGGGCATGCGCTGGGTGGCGGTGTGCAAGCCGCGCGTGCTGATGCTGGAGAACGTCGAGGAATTCCAGACCTGGGGCCCGCTGATCGTGGGCGAGGATGGCAAAGCCCGGCCAGACCCGGCGCGCAAGGGAAAGACCTTCCAATCCTTCGTGCGCCAGTTGAAGGCCCACGGTTACCAAGTGGACTGGCGCGAGCTGCGTGCGAGCGACCATGGAACCCCCACCATACGAAAGCGCCTATTTTTGGTAGCGCGCCGCGACGGACTGGCAATCACCTGGCCCGAGCAGACCCACGCCGAAGCTACCGACCGCCGCGTGCTGGCGGGCAAGCTGGCCGAGCAGCGCACGGCAGCCGAGTGCATCGACTTCTCTCTGCCAGCCCAGAGCGTGTTTGACCGCAAGCGCGCCTTGGTTGACAACACCATGCGCCGAGTGGCGAAGGGCTTGTGGCGCCATGTGCTCACCAGCGCCAGCCCGTTCATCGTCGGCGAAAGCGCGCCTTTCCTAAATGAGCATGCCAATGGCAGCAACCAGCGCACCATGGCCGCCGACGAGCCGCTGCGCACCATCTGCGCCCAGGTCAAGGGTGGCCACTTCTCGATGGTGGCCCCTACCCTGGCCCCGCTGCGTGGCACCACCGAGCAGCACCTGGTGGGCCATTCTGTGGATGCGCCGCTGTCTACGGTGGCGGCCAGCGGCACGCACCATGCCCTGGTGGGCGCCAATCTGATCACCATCGGGTATGGCGAGCGCGCTGGCCAAGAGCCACGCGTGCAGAACATCGAGGCGCCCATGGGCACCGTGGTGGCCGGTGGCGTCAAAAGCGCCCTGGCCATGGCCCACATCACCAAGTTCAACACCGGCAGTGTGGGCAGCGCCATGGATGCGCCTTTGCCAACCGTGACCGCTGGCGGCACGCCCAAGCGCCCAAGCACCGGCATCCAGATGGGCATGGTGGCAGCGCACCTGGTGGACATGGGCCACGGCGAAGGCAAGGACGGCACCAAGCGTTTCAGCCACGGCATCCGCAGCCTGGAGATCCCACTGAACACCGTCACCGCGAGCGGCGCAACCAGCGCGCTGGCGGCGGCATGCCTAGAGCAGGCCAACGGCGGCTTCTACGACGGCGACGGGCGTGCGGCCGATGACCCGATGTCTACCATCACGGCTGCCGGCAGCAACCAGCGCCTGATTACTGCCTACCTGGTGAAGTATTACAGCGAAGGTGGGCAGGACAGCGCCTGCAGCGTGCCCATGCACACGGTGCCCACCAAATCCCGCATGGGCCTGGTGCAAGTCGCCCAGGTGCCGGCCTCCACGCTGTCGCATGACCAGGCCGCCCGGGCGCGCCAGTGCGCCGAGCTGCTGCACAAGTACCTGCCGGAGCACTTCCCGGAGCCATCCGACCTCGTGCTCATGTGGTACGCGGGCAACTGGTGGGCGCTGGTGGACATCACGCTGCGCATGCTCAAGCCCCGGGAGCTGTTCCGCGCCCAGGGCTTTCCACGGGATTACCGCTTTGAGCGTGTGCCCGACCCGGCCCTCCTTTTCCGCAACGGCAAGCAGGTGGAGGGCAACCCCCTGGACCTGCCGCTGATCGACCTGAGCACCACCGCCCAGGTGCGCATGTGCGGCAACTCAGTGTGCCCACCGGTGGCCGAGGCCCTGGTGCGTGCCAATTTCGCCCACGAGGCACAGATTTATGGAGCATCCCATGTCCAATGAAAACAACTCTTCCGCTCCCCTCAAGACTGCCGAGGGGGCTATTTGCGAACACTGCGCCGTATCAGGCGAGGCAGCTGTAGTCACTCGCACTTACTCTGATGGAACAGCGGCAACAGGTGTTGGCCCGCTTCCAAACCTCTCACCAAACCAACAGCAAGTCAAGGCTGCACTGTCTGGACTTGATGCTGTAGAGGCAATGCTGGGCGGTGCGAACGGACCGACTATCCAGATTCGTGCAGCCTTGGAGCGGGCCCAGGCGGTGGCAGCACAGGCAGCGCCCGCAGCAGTGGCTGTGCCTGAATGGGACAAGATGCGCCGAGGATTGGCGATGCTGATACTCGGTTTCGCCGGGCGCACCGATTGCACTGAATCAGCGGCGGAAGCGGTCCTTGATGCAGCGACAGAGCCAGGGATGCCGCTCGAAGGGTTGCGTACCGCCCTTGCCCCCACCCCAGCCCTTCCAGCTACCGAGGATTCCTCGGCAGGTGACTTGGCAGCGGTGCAGGCCGAGCCGGTGGTGTGCGCAATTGATGACAGCGAACTGGAAGACCTGGCGCACGCAGCCAACCAAGAGGCGCTTTCCTTTGGCGTGTCGCTCGATCCGTTCCTGCGGCTGGCAAAGACTGTCCGCGCAAAGTGCACAGCACCCCAGGCCCAGCCCGCTGATGCGCCCATTGCGTACCTGCAGGAATCCGACCAGCACTTGCTGCACCGCTTCATAGAAACGACAGAAGACGACGAGAGCTTCGATATCGGCAAGGATGCAGTAAAGCGACTGGCAAACCTTGGCGTAGTTGAGAGCTGCGGCTTCGGCCGGTATGGCGTCACGATGTTTGGCTATTGGGTGCATGAGCACCATTGGCACCAAAACCCATCTTTACCGCTGAAAACCAATGCCGACCGCGACCGGGAACACCGCGCCGCCATGGCAGCAGCCCAGGAAGGCGGCAATGCCGCAAAGGAGGCGTGATGTCGCAAGCAACAGCACAGCAAGTGGCATTGCTGCATCACACCCTCGGCATGCGACCCGAGCAGCGCGAAGGACATCGCAACTACTTCGTAGCCAACCCCGGACATTACGACATGCCGGACTTGGAGGCTCTTGAAAGCATGGGCCTTATGGTCCGCACGCGCACGCCAGCTTTTTGCGATCCCGAAGACATCGTTTTTCGGGCTTCTGATGCAGGTCGCGCCCTTGCAATCGAGCAGTTGCCAGATCCTGTGCCACCCAAGATCCAAAGCCAGCACCACCAATGGCTCGATGCCGATTCAGGATTTTCGTTCGGAGAGTGGCTTTGCGGAGGCCGTCTACCAAGGTTCGAGACTCGCGGCTACCGCGACTATGGGCCACGCAACACGTTGGAATACCGCATGTACCGCATGTCTGGATACGGCTACAGCTCGTGGCGCGACGTAGAAGGTGAATGGGCCAGCACCAAAAAGGAAGCGAAGGCCAGCTACAAGGTGGCCCTCAAGGCTTATCGATCCGCCCTGCGCGCCCAACAGAGGGAGGGACAGCCCAATGCCTCTACCTGATGAAGTCAACGCATGGCGCTGCGTGCCCGCGCCTGACGAACGCCAATGCTTGTCAACTTGGCAGTCATGCAACGAATGCGACGGTGTTGAAGGCCCTGACGACAAGTGCACCACATGCACCGGCAGCGGCGGCGGATACATCTGCCGCACGCACGACACGGAGACCGCCCTGGCGCAGCCACAGGAGGCAACAAATGGCTGACATCTGGCTGCTCGTGTTCATCTCCAGAGGGCTGATCGGTGCCGCTGGCGACGCAATGCCGCTGGAGCAGTGCGAGGCTCGGGCCCGCGACCTGGACCCTGACCTCTCCCATGTGGTGTGCATCAACACCCACGACCCATCTTGCCGGATCTACCGGGACCGATCTACCTACCTCGCCCAGTGGCAGCAGGAGCTTGAACAGCGCTGCCGGCGGCGGGGCAAACCACAGAAGGACGGCAAATGAGAGCCCTAATCCTCATCGCTATCGCAGGCGCGGCATACAGCCAGCCAATCTCTATGCAGAAGTTTTACCACTTCACTGGCCGCGTCGTACCTGGCGCAGTCGCTGCGAGGTGCGAACAGGCTGGCGGCTGCTATGTGCTCACACACAAGGAACTGATGGACGGCCTTCAATCTGCGCATCGCGCGGGGCAAAGATCGGCCCAGGCCCAACCACAGAAGGACAGCAACCAATGAGCCAAACCGAATCACTTGCGGACAGAGCCGTGGAGACGCTGGCCGCAGTCCGCACCATGTGCGATGGCGTAGATAACAGCCACCCCGAGCGCCACACCATCCGAGCCTTGAAATCGGCAGCCGAGGACATCCTGGCTGCTGCGCTGCGCCAGGCCCGAGGTTTGGCATACACAGCCGAAGCCCTTCGCAGCGACATGAGGCGCGTGGAGTCCGAGGCAGCCCAGGCCAAGAAGGACAGCAACCAATGACAGCAACACTTGCCAAAGGCGCGGACCTCACGCCAGAAACCTGGGCCGACTTCGTGGCGCGCCTGCACCATGACTGCGTGGGCGAAGGCGTGCGCGAGCACTACACGGCCGACGCGGTGTTTCTGGTGCAAAAGCGCACCAAGGTCTACTGCCCCGAAGGCGTGGACGGTGAGGCCTTCGATATTTACTGCCCCGACGACGGCGAAACCTGCGATGCCGACTACTGGTATCAGTGTCTGGATGGCGACGACCAGCAGCGACTAGACGCGGAATGCCCAGGCATTGGCTTCGTTGACGCCGGCATGCATGACCAGATGAACGCGCTGAGCGAGGTTTGCCCCAAGATTGATGTGCACGAGTTCAATTGGGACTGGGAAACGGTCAACCAGCACTTCACCAACGCCGCTGCAGATGCATTCATCGCCCGCAAGAAGCATGACTACCGCGATGGCCTGCGGGTCTACGTGGACGCCAGCACCTACAGCTGGGAGTTGAACACCATCAAGGCCGCAATCTTGTCAGGCCAGATCGGCTTCATTAAAGCCGAGCCCGCCCCCAAAGAAGCACCATGACCGACAAAACAGCCTCTCAGCCCATCATCTCTCTGGGCTACGACAAGGCTCCAGATGGAACCTACACAGCAACCATGACGGTCAGCGGCCTGCTAACCGAGGAACAAGCAGCAGCCTCGCTAGACCACATGGAACGCCTGTTCTGTGGTTCTGAGGTTCAGCAGAAGGAAATCCAATGAGCCTGCGCTACATCCGCAGCTATTACGAGGTGCCCGCACGCCGGGGCGCTCGCGTGGAATACACCGGGCACCAGGATGTAAAGCAAGGCACTGTCGTCGGCTCAGCTGGTGCTCGCATCCGCGTCCGTATGGATGGCGACGAGCACACCGGCATCTATCACCCCACCTGGTGCATGAGCTACTTGCCTGCAGGCGCCCAGGTGAAAAAGGAACCCCATGGAAGTCCGACCCCTTGAAGTCGGTGACGTGGCCACGGACAGCACCAAAGGCCCCGGCATCGTCACCTACGTGGGCCAGCACGGCCTGCACCATGTCAACGGCGTTGAAGTCTGGTGGCTTGACCGCGATGACGGCGCCGTCTTCGACCGCTTCCACAAGCGCGGCGCACAGCTGGATATGCGCGCAGCTGCACGCCCCCCGGCCCTGCCACCCCGACCGGTGGAAAAGGTGGAGCAGCCCAGCACGCAGCGGCACTGGAAGTTCATCGAGTTCAATACCGCCCGCGTAGCGCGTGGAGCGCCAGCTGCCAAGGTGGAGGTGGACCCGGATGGTGAATGGCTTTGGATGACGCCCCTGGACATCCGCCTGAACATCCGCGACCACGGCGAGCACCTTGAGCTGCGCAAGGCCTTGGCTGCATACAGGGGGATGGCATGACCGAGAAAAGGCCCGACCTGGTGCTTGAAAAATGGATATGCCTCCTTTGCAAAAGCAGCCGGCCGGGATACCACGGCACTCTCGATGACCACGTGACGCCCTGTCCAAACGGGGCGCCAGTTCCAAGAATGGATGCCTGGGAGTCCCCGAGCCAAGCGCCAGCACCAGTCCAAGAGCTGGACTACGCCGCCGTGCTGGCCGATCTGCAGCGCGTGTGCAAGCACCACGGGGTTGCGCTCATTGGTACGTGCTACGCCGAAGGCATCTTTGGCGAGATTGAAATTGCCCGTGCTTCGGCCGTCGAGTTCAAGCCCCGCGATCCCGACCAGCTGCAGAAGATTGGCGATGACGTGTTTGTGACCGCCATCGGCATCCCGACCTGAACCACCCCCACACCACCACAGGCCCCGCACTCGCGGGGCTTTTTCATTTGGAGGCCCACATGGCCGAAAACACCAAGATCGAATGGACCGATCACACATTCAACCCGTGGGAAGGCTGCCAGAAGGTAGGCCCCGGCTGCGACAACTGCTACGCCGAAACCCGCAATGCCCGCTATGCCGGTGGCCAGGCCATCAACTGGGGGCCTGGCGCACCCCGTCGCCGCACCAGTGCCAGCAACTGGAACAAGCCCCTAATGTGGAACAAGAATGCCGATGCGTTTATGGCCGAGCACGGTCGGCGCCAGCGCGTGTTCTGTGCAAGCCTCGCGGACGTGTTCGACAACGCTGTCGATCTGAGCTGGCGTGAAGACCTGTTTCAGCTGATCGCGGCGACGCCCAATCTGGATTGGCTCCTGCTGACGAAGCGGATAGGCAACGTGCCGGCGATGGTGGCGATCATTCCTGGGTGGATGCCACCCAACGTGTGGCTGGGCGCCACGATCTCCAACCAGACGGAAGCCGAGCGCGACATTCCCAAGCTGCTGGAATTGCCCGCGAGTGTGCGCTTCCTGAGCATGGAGCCGTTGCTGGGTCCGGTGGACCTGACGCGGGTTCCCGTCAGCGGGAGCGGCCACCATGAGTTTGACCCGATCATCACAGCGAACGTGCTTAAACGCGCAGAGGCCTATCCGCCGCTGCCTCGGGTTGACTGGGTGATCGTCGGCGGCGAGAGCGGACCCGGCGCGCGGCCTATGCACCCCTCCTGGGCACGCGGCCTGCGCGACCAGTGCGAGGACGCAGGCGTGCCATTCCTGTTCAAGCAGTGGGGGGAGTGGGGGCCGACCTGGACCGAGGCCCATGCGCACCTGGGATTCGCTGGCGCCCCGCCAGATCCTGCCGGCGAAAGCTCGATAGCAGGCACGGAAATAGTCACTGGCAAATACCAGGACGGTGGCCTGCACAAAGAGCTGTGGCCGGTCGTCAAAGCCGGCAAGAAAGCCACTGGGCGCCTGCTCGATGGCCGCACCTGGGACGGCTTCCCCCAGCTATGAGCGCCAGCCTGAGCACGGTGGACATGCCCGAAGACCGGGCATACCTGGCCCACCACTTCAACTGCCGCGCCTGCTGCGCGGCCGGCAAGACACCAGGCCTGCAGCAGCGATGCACCGAGGGGGCCGCGCTCTGGGCCGCCTACGAACAGGTGAGCAAGCCGCCCGAGGCGCCAAAGCGCGGACCAAATCAACAAATGAAAGGAAAACGACCATGACCAAGACCACTGCACCCGCTCCCGAGGTAGCCCCTCTGGTCTACACCAAGGCCCAGCTTCCCACGGTGGTAGGCCTCAGCAAGGCGACCATCGACAACATGCGCAAGAAGAATGAGTTCCCGGCTCCGGTGGTGCTGGGCGGCCGTAAGGTCGGCTGGCCCGTCGAAACCATCAAGGCCTGGCTCGCGGCCCGGCCTACGGCCACCGGTATTTACGGGTGAAGACCGCAGTAGTCTGCCCAAGACTGCATCAGCGGTGCGCGCTTTTCAAGCATGTCGCCACGCCGATAGGCGGCCTCCACCTTGGACTCTATGGTGTGGGCCAGCGACATCTCCACCACATCCTTTTCATAGTTCGTGCATTCGGCTGCCCAATCTCTGAACGTCGAACGGAAGCCATGGGGCACAGCAGTCAGCTCCAGCCGGCGCATGACGGCCGTAAGCGTCATATCCGAAAGTGCCTGGCCCTTTGTGCTGGGAAATACATAATCGCACCCCTCTACCCTGGGCTGCCCGGCCAGCAACGCTACCGCCTGCTTCGACAGCGGAACGCGGTGCTCGCGCCGGGCCTTCATTCGTCCAGCAGGAATCGTCCACACACGCGACTCCAGATCAATTTCACTCCACACAGCTTCTCGCGCCTCGCCGGATCGGACTGCAGTCAGCACCTGAAACTGCAGCGCGCGGGCGCCCTGCCCGTCAACCCCTGAAATCAACTTCAAGATGGCGGCTACTTCCTTATATGGGACGGCCTCATGGTGCCGCACCTTTGAAATCTTGTTGGGCTTGGGCAGGATCTGGTCTAAGTGGCCTGACCACCGGGCCGGATTCGGCAATTTATGCCCGCAGTAAACGGCTGCCCAGTCCAAAACAGTTTCTACGCGCCCACGCACACGGGTGGCTGTTTCCGTCTTGGTTCTCCAAATGGGCTCAAGGATCGAAAGAATGTGATGGGTATCGATCGAAGTCACATCCAGATCCCCGATCTTGGGGAAGGCATATGTTTCAAGCGTGGCCGCCCACTGTGCAGCATGCTTTGGATTCGACCACTCGGATGATTTCGATTTAATGCACCCCTTCGCCGCATCGCGGAATAGAAGTTTCTTCGCCGCCTCAATCTGCCGGGTCACTCGTTTCGCGCCGCGCTCCTCTATCGGGTCAATGCCAAGTGCAATCTTTTGCTGCGCTTCGCGTGCCAGGTCCCGGGCAGCAGCAAGGGTTACCATCGGGTACGCACCCAAGCCCATGCGCCTGCGCTTTCCGTTGAGAGCAAATCTCAGCACCCAGGCCCGGCTGGCGCCCTCGACCCTCAGCAAAAGCCCAGGGACGACCCCAACGGCATGCGCTCCATCATCTTTCAGACGCGAGACTTCTAGAGCGCCCATTTCCCTTGCGAGCTTTGGCAT